CATCTTTGTTTAATATATAAGAAGTTGGTGCATTGTTAGTAGTTTTTAATAAAAGGTTATAACTTATGTCTAAATAATTGGTAACAGGAATTCCGTTTCCAATAAATAGTGTCTTTAAATCGGCCTTAGCTTGTCTAAAGTTATTTTTTTCTAATGTTGTTAAATCATCATAAACAGCACGGCGAAATAAATTTGTTTGCCTACTTATTAATTGATCATTCAAATATTCAAATAGTTGAAGATGACTGTTTATCTTATTTCGTGCTTCTAAATTTCGAGCATATGATATGTCATTTATTCTTGTTCCTGTATTAGCATCAACTAGAGGTAATCTTGTGGAAAAATTTGAGTTCATAATAAAATCTATTAAGTCTTTTGGTAAAATATTAGGCACATCAAAAATATTTCTACTAGTATCAATCTTTTTAAATAATAGTCCTGGCTTATATGCATTATTGGATAAATCATTACATAAACTCTTTACTAATCTATAATCTACATTGGTTTCAAGTTGTTGTAAATTAGTAAAGTTTATTTCATCAAAATTTACTCCACGATTATTATTAAATCTACTCTTTAAATCCCTATCTAATGTTGAACATATGCTTTCATTAATAGTATTTTTTGTTATAGCTTTAAAAGTAGTAGTGCTATCACTATAAAAACTACTTGTAGAACCAGAACAACATGTTATATTGTCTAATTGCATTTGTGTATTTTGTATTTGATTATTAGTATAGCCAAGTCGTTCTTCTAGAGTAGGTAGATTGTTACTTATACAAGATGGACCAGGTTGCCATTCGCAAAATAACAAGGGTGTTGATTCATAAGAAATTGTTAAGTTATCTAATAAAAGACCAGAACCAGAGTTAGTGTTAGTTACAACTTTATAGCTTATATCATATATTGGAATACAATTTCCCGAACTAGGTTTTACTTTACAATCAGAGCAATCACTTGCTCCAACAAAACCTTCGCTAATCTTAAATTCATTGTTAAGTAAATAGTATATATAAAAACTTGACATTATTATGAAAAATAAAAAGGCTATTTTAATAAAATACTTACTGTTATTACTAATTTTCATAATAATATACTATTATTGTATAGTAATATTTTATAAACAAATTTAATAATGTAAAATAGTTTAATAAATAACATTCTAAATAATGTAATTTAGAATGTAATTTAGAATGTTATTTTTTGTTAATATTTATTGTTAATATTTATTGTTAATATTTATTGTTAATATTTATTGTTAATATTTATTATTAATATTGTTTATAACGGTAATATTATTAATGATTAATAATATTATATATAGTATATTATATAGCACTTATGCCAGTAACTATGAAATTTCATTCTTCAAATTCAAATAGATCTAAAACACAAAAAGTAAAAAGCAAGAGTCCAATATCACGAGTTGTAGAAGGCACTCAATTTATTAAATCACAAATGGCTAATTTAGTAGATAGAATGTTTGCTATAGTTAAAACAGATTTTATTGAGTCAGTTTGCTTTAAGGAAGCATATAAAAGAAATAAAGAAATACAAAAATTTGTAGAAACACGAGCAGCAAATACAATAGCACGAGCCTATAAATCAAGAAAAGCAAAATTAGATGCCGCCACTAGTGTAATATCAAAAGCATATAAATCAAGATTTACAAAAAAAAATTTAGCATCAACTAAAATAGCCCAAGCATATAGAGCTAAACTTGACCTTGCTCACTATAATAAAGACATATCAGAGTTAATGTGTGAAGGACTAGCAAAAAAAGAGGTATATAGAAAACAAATTAGCGATTTATTAGTAAGCCATAGAACACCACAAAAACTCAGTAATTTATATTTTTATTTTTGTAAATTTGGTAATAAACAGTTAGGCTATTCAGAATCATCAGAACTGAAGTCTATAATACAAGAAATTGTAGGTTGTGTATTTGTAAATACAAGCTTTAAATCAACAAACTTTGATGGTATAATATTTAAACAAAGCAAATTTCTCAGTTATGTCGGTCATCCAATGCATGAACGCTCGAGTGATTATATGACAAGAAAAAAAAAATTTGGTAACAACGATTACGAATTATATTTTAGTAACGTTAGTTTAATTGAATCACAATTTATAGATTGCGAATTTTTCAATATTAAGTTTGGACCAGTTGACTTTTTTGATAGAAAAAATGTAGTAATTAATAATAAGCTACCCACCTTTAAAAATTGTAATTTTTTTAAAGGCGATATTTTTCATGATAGGAGTTATGGTCCAATGCAGTATAAATATAATGCGTCTATAGCACATAGCAAATATAATATGCATTTCTATAATTTAGCTAATTTTACACCATCTGGTAGCGGACAGTCTTCAAAAGTAAATCCTGACGGAACACTATTCACCCCTATTACAACAATAACATATCCTGCCGAAATAGTGTTTGAAAATTGTAAATTTGATACAACAAGTATAAATAGTGATAAACTTCTTATGCCAGGTAGTAGAAATATGATGTTCTTAAATTGTAGGTTTGAATCAAATATGTTTATAAAAGAAAAATTTAGTAATTATTATTTTAAAAAATGCACCTTTAACAATGTTTTCTTTATTGACTGTCAATTTGTGTTTAGTTCTTTTGAAGACTGCACTTTTAATAATACAACATTTCGCGCAACAATCTTATGTGCAAAAGGGACCTTAAGATTTAAAAATTGTAAGCTATTAGAATGTACTTTTAATGTTGTGCGTTTTAGTCCTATTCCTGATTATCAATACAAAGAAACTGTAATATTTGATAATAATACTATTATTAATAATAGCACATTCAGAGAATGTCACTTTTCATTATTTAAGTTCAATTTTGATTCATTATATTCAAAAGATGCTAAAAGCGACACAAAACTAATGAATCTAAGAAATAATATATTTATAGATTGTAATTTATATGGCGTAAATTTTGATGATTGTGATTTAGAAGGAACAAAATTTAATGCACGACAGCTTCCAAATCATAGTTTAATAGTTAATAAATTTAACTGGTTTGGTCATGTATTTATAGTTCAGTCAATGACCTCATCGCCAAGCGAACGTTATTATGGAGAAAATAAAACACAGGCATTTAAAAACTTATGTAATGAAATTAATCCAGATGGGTTTACATTGTTTCAACAAGAATTTAAGGGTGCTAAACTTGCTAATAAAAAAAATCTTGCTTATTCTAAATGGAATCCCAATGGAAACTATGCTATTATGAAATATAGTGAATATAATGCTTTAAATATTAATGTTTTAAATTTTAGAAATCCAACCTATAATATTAAGCCATATGATTTTTTTATAATGAGAGAACCAGATACTCCTGTGTCACAAATTCTTGTTATTGTTATTGCTCCAGCGGTTAGTATGTTTAATAGTAACATAAAAAATTGTAATTTTCAAAGTGCACTTGGCTTTGAAACCTTTGATTTTACACAAGTTAAAAAAAACTATAAAAATAATCCAGATTTAACAGCGGTTAATTTTACAAATGTAAAATTGTTAAATGCTAACTTTAAAGGAACTAACATAGTCGGAACTATTTTTGAGGCAGCAAATATAGGAGCTGCGGATTTTAGAAACTGTGTTGCAAATGCTAATACATCATTTCAAAACACGACAGGGATAGAGCTTGTTCCGTATCAACTTCAAAGACCTAATGGAACATTATATATACAAGGTAGTAAAAATAATGATACAGGTCGTGAAGTTGAATTTTCTGAAATTCAACAAGCCGCCAATGAAACTCATGCGCGTATTAAATTTATTATTGATAATAAAGACAAATTATTTAAAGCATTTGAAGACACGGGTATGCCACCAGCATCAGATAGGCAATTTAGTAATACTATGAATGCGCTTTTAATTAGTTCGCATGGAGGGCTGACTAAATATTCTGAAAAAGTTGTTATTAGTGAAACAGGTGAAACAATTATTGATTTTTTAGATAAATTAAGAACCAATTATAATACAATATTACAGACACAAACAAATTTAACAAATGATAGTATAGTGGCTTATATTAAAAAGAATTTTCCGATTGCCTTAACAAATTATATTTCATTCAAATTAAACTATAGTGAAGCCGAAAAAACGCTTATGTTAGCTAATTTAGTTCGCGCATTTAGCGACGAGTTTATGATGCATTTAGTTATGTTTAAACCAAGCTTAAACGGAAATTGGTGTTTCTTACAATTAGTCACATTATCAGTAGTATTTTTAATTCTAAATACTGATTTATATATACATAATTTTATACAATATTATTTTAATGAAATATTTAATGCGCATGGAAAGGGCTCGCCAAGTTGTACGCTGGGTATGGTTGAACGATGGGTAACAGTCCATTCACAGGCAATGGAAGCATATTTGATGTTATTAAAAAAAAATGAAAGCGAATTGCGTGAATTATTAAGAGACCCTAGTTTATTTAATAAAATTATACATTATAATCCGGCAAATCCTAAAATAAAAGATAATAAAATCACATTAGATTATATAAAAGAGTTTAATAACTCATTTAGCAGTGAAAAAATACATAATAAATATATTATGCATACATTCATAAATGTATTAAAACCATATTCAATTTTACCCGAAAACGAAGAAACAGATATTGGATTTGATTTAGACTATAATGTTAGTGCATCAATGCGGAAAAAGGGCGATGTATATATTAAAAAGAAAATAGATAGTGGAACTATAAAATCATTACAAGATATTTATGATGCGGTTGTTGAAGTATTTCCATTATTAATTATTGAGAACAATTATATAACCCAAGAACGTGTCGCCCAATTAGAGGCTGAAACAAGACCACTACCTCAACAAATGTATAGAGAAAAGCGAGACGCACTATATAATTATGTTAAAGATGTTGAGGCCAAAGATTATATAATTGGACTAATGGGGTTCTTTTTAATAGATTTGAAAAGAGAAGATATAAACACAAGTGAGCTTGATAAGCTACAGCAAAAACTAAAAGATTCAGGAGAAATGGAGATGGAAACACTTATTGAGTATTATGATGACGTTGACACCACATTTGTAGGGGGGCAAAAAAGACGGAGCAAGAGTTCAAATTCAAATGCAAGCAAAGCACGTGGACTATCCCCAAAACTAGAATATATATTGGAAACGTTGGTCGAGTCTACATTAATAAATAAGCTAAAAGCAATGACTTTTGAAGAATTTAGTAACATTAATAATGCAAAAGAAGAAGAATATGAAGCGCTCTCCTCAAGAGCTTCAAGTTCTTCAAGAGGTTCAAGTTCTTCAAGAGGTTCAAGTTCTTCAAGAGCTTCTAGTTCTTCAAAATCTAACTTGTTTAGTTTTGGTATAAATGATAAACCATTTATGTTAAAAAATGCGACCATTCAAGATAAAGCATATATGTCTATAATCAGAAATAATTATGATGCTATGCAAGAAAATTATAGAGGCATGATTGCTAATATGGGAACATCAGCATTTAAATCAGCTTTTAATTCAGCATTTAATTCAACCAAAAAAGCATCACTTTCTGTATTAAAAAGAGTAGGACGAACATTTAAGATAAAATCAAGTCATAAATAATTTTATTAAATTCTTTTTCCAATATTAAATATTTATATTAGTTAAAAACCAATATAAATGTTAAATCAGTTGTTATAATTTACTTTTCTGCTTTTTTTTATGTTTAATAGTTCTTCGTCCTCCACTATGCGACATACCCCTATGAGACATACCCCTATGAGACCAACCACTATGAGACATGCCACTATGAGACATGCCACTATGAGACATGCCACTATGAGACATGCCACTACGTGGGTCAAATGGCATACTATATGCCCGTGGGGTTGAATGTGGAATATAAACAATGCTATTAAGTTTAGATAATCTTTGGTCTTGTGTATAGCCATGTATAAATTCATTTAGTTCGGTAATACGCATAAGTTCGTCATATCTTTCTGTAATTGAAATTCTAAACCACAGTTTCCTTGTAAAATCATTATAGTTATCATTCACCAAGAACCCAGTACCGTAATCGTGTCCGGTTAGTTCTAATAATTCAGAACATAACACAACGTAAAAATCATCCATAGCTCCCTTATTTATAGCAGGTAAAACAAGCACCGAATCTCTTCGGCGTTTTAAAAATGTATATAATCGTAATAGTAATTCTACAAATCCGGGGTCGTCTATTTTATTACTTTGAACACATATTATAATTCTATTATATCCATCAGAATTCATTAGCTTTCTTAACATGAATTCTATTATATTATAAATTTTCGACTTATCAGAAATGTTTTTGTCATACTTTAAAAAATAATATAAATTCATAAAATCTACAACAAGAATTTTAGAACGTGGAATTTCAGAACGTGGAATTTTATAACGCGAATAATGAGGGCTGTTTATCCATGATATAATATGATTTATTATCTTTATTAGTTGTTCTGGGGTAAAATTTGTAGTTCTACTTACATATGAAGGTTCTTTTCTTAGTTTATTTAACAGTTCTCTTATATTTGGATCCCATTGTGATTGTATACCGGCAATACCTAACATATAATTCTGTCCAATAAGTTGTTCTGCAGTAGTAAGTTGACTGGTTAGTGTCTCATATGATGGTTGTGATATTAGATCACGCGGTAATACCATATGTTCTATATTAACATCAATTGGACCCATAATAGATGGTCTTTTGATTAGTACTGGCAATACAGACGGGCGATTTCGCCAACCAGTCCTTGCGATTGCTGCACTTTTGGGTTTATAAGATTTTGATTTGTTGTTATTTTTGCGCGATTCAACACTTGTTTTAAGAAATTTGACTACATCAGTTACCTTTTTTAAAGTTTGTTTTCCTAATTGCCATTTTTTTCTTCGAGACTCGCTGCGCTCTGTAAAATCTTTTATAGGTTTATACGTGTTTGACATATTTATATTTATACTTATATATATATTTTATTATAACATTATAATAAATGTGAATTATATTGATTATTAACAATAATAAATTTTGTATTAATTGCTAAGTCTTCTAAATTAGCACTATTAGTATAAGTACACGCACTTCTCAAACCGCCTAAATAATTGTCTATACTATTTTTTAACGGACCCTTATATTCAACTTTAAGTTCTCGCCCTTCTGAGCTTCTATAATTAGTATTATTATTTGCCGAGTAATTATTGTTCATAGCATAACTTGAACTCATACCATAAAAACTTTTATAACATTTTCCAGTTTTTTCATCACACACAATTTCACCAGGATTCTCATCGTGTCCCGCAAATGCTCCACCAATCATTACAAAATCAGCACCTGCACCAAACGCTTTTGCCAAATCACCCGGACAAGTAATACCTCCATCACTTAATACAAATGATTTGTTATATTTATGTTGGTCATATTCATAGTTTATTTCAAAATTAATGTTATTACTCTCTTTACATGCTTGAACGCATTCTAAGATACAACTAAACTGTGGCATTCCTATTCCTGTTTGAATTCGAGTTGTACATGCACTACCCCCACCTATACCAACTTTAATAATGTCGATTTCTAAATCAGTTAATAACTCTAATCCTTGAGCCGTGCATACATTACCTGCCACAATAATCTTTTCAGGATACTCACTTCTTAATACTTTACAAAAGTCGTTAAATTTAGAGATGTAGCCGTTGGCAATATCAACACAAATAAATTTACACTCAAAATTATCCAAAATATGTGTTAAATTGTTATAATCGTCGCTACTTATTCCTGTAGAAATCATAAAATAATCAGGATTTAATTTAGAATCGGGGTTTATTTTATTATAAGCCACTAAATCTTGTAACTTATGAAATTTATGAAGAGCAGTAATAATTTTATAAGTACTTAACACTTTATATAACTCTAATGTTCCAATAGTAGTCATATTTGCCGCTATAATAGGTATTCCAGTCCAAGACACTCCGTTTTGAAAAACAATTGTTCTTTCAAGCACAACATCTTTTCTGCTATTTAAATTTGATTTTTTAGGAAGAATTAATACATCTTTAAAATCATAATATTTATCCATTGATTCAAATTTACAGACATAAATATTTTCAGCCATACTTATTATTTTAATTATAAATATGTTTAAGTATTTTCAAAATATTATAATATGTTATATTAGTATTTATGCCTGTTGATCCACTTTATAGTGATAGCCCTTTATTACAGGGCTCAAAAACCGATTATTGCCCCAAAACATCAACAGATGTTTCATATATTAGTGATCTAGGTTATCCAGTAGTAACTGACCTTAGTATTGTAAGACTATGTAGACAAGAATATTTTAAAACCGGCGAAGGAGACCAATATTTATATAACACAGAGGGGTGTTGTGTTTTAGATAGTAGCGCATTAAATTGTTATGATATTGCTAATGTTGATGCCGAAGAGGAAAATAATTATTATATGGGACTTCGCTATTTTAGTGTCACTGAACCATCAAAAGGAGAACGCAAAATATGTTATACCACACCAATACGAAAAAAAAAACTACATATTATGGATTTATTAACAAAATTATTAATAGAGATAGTTATTTTTATAGTTATGGTATTAGTCGCGGGTTGTTATGAATATTGGATTATTTATGGTGGTTGTGAAACTGGTATACGAACAACTTTATATGAAGCACCTTATAATGTAGGTAACCACGATTCAAAACAGCCCGTACAAAAACCTAATATTTCAAACAAAGAGGCTTGTCCTGGTAATACAGCAAATACTTCAAGTGGTCCTGGATTAGAATGGTATAACACTTTTCCATATAATTTAATATCATTTTTAAATACTAATAAAGGTTATAATGGACAAACGAAGGACACAAGCAATAATTTTGCTTTAAGTGAGATTGTAAAAATTCCAGCACGATCCTTATTATTAGGATTTTTTTATTGTATAATATTTTCAAGAATAGCAATGAAAGGCCTAATAGGTTTGGTTAATTATGTAAGCTCTTTTATTTACAATAAAGACCCTAGTAAACTGGCTCAATTTTGGAGCGGTCTTATTTTTATATTTGTTTTTATGGGGATATATGGTGCTATAACAGATAAATACATTGTAAAGCTACCCTACTTGAATGTATCAAGCTTATTTTTATTAGGTATAATAATAATTATTACAGTATGGATTCCTAGTTTATTTAGTTTCTTTATGATGATGCTGTCATATATGGGATACAGAAGAGGATCATACACTAAATATAAAGATAATAGAAAAAAAGAAACAAGTGAAGGTGAAACAGATGGAGATGAAAGAGAAAAACCTGGTTGGATAGAACGTTTCTACCAAAAATTTGATTATTATTTATTAATAGAATACTTTTTTATGCTAAAAAACAAGTTAACACTTCACAACGAATCTGACAATCTATGTATAAATAACACTGATTTAGATAAGACTAAAGGCATATTTGAAATAAATAATGAAGAAGATTTAGACTGGTTTTTTCCAATTCGAAGATCTAAAATAAAATGGAGTTGTTGGAGCCGAGATATTCAAGATAAATTTACAAATTTATTAAATCCTAATCTTTTTTTTACTTGTAAATCTGATAATGATCCCAATTATAAAATTGGTTTCCCTAAAAAGTATTATTGGTATTTAAGTGAATTATGGAATCACCCGTGGCAGCTTATTAATCCTATGTTTACACTAAATGTAAGTTGTGATGAAGTCGAGGCCGCTAACTCTAAATTCCATTGGCTTTGGGGGGTGGTTTTTACTATAGTATTATCTTTCTTTTTTCCACTAATTCGTTTTTGTACATTTTTAGCTTCTATAGCATTTTTAATTGCTGCTATGGTTATAATTCTACTTTTGTCTATATTATGGACTAGTATAGTAATGATAATAGCAATGTATTCAATATTTATAGCTTTATTAGGTAATATACTTGCGCTATTTTACTTACATTTTTATGTAATTATAGGGTTCTTTTATGTGCCATTTAAACATTATCCACAATTATTAAAAATTATTAAGAGTCATGGTACTATATTAACGTTATTATTTTGTATGATTGTAGTACTTGCTAGTGTAAATGTTTTACATCCAACAAGTGTTGGAGTTATAGGTGGTATATTAGGCTTATTAGTGCTATACAAATTAATAAGATTATTAAGTGTTTAAAAACTAATATACAAAAACCAATACTTAAGAACTAATAATAAAAAAACTATTATTAAAAAATATAATAATATACTATTTTTATTTAAAACCAATACTAATAATATTGCTATTACTATAGCAAATGGGAAAAAAAAACAAAGATAAAAAACAATGTGATATGCCGTTTGTAAGTATATGCACTCCAACATTTAATAGACGTCCTTTTTGGGAATATACAATTAAATGCTTTAATCATCAAGATTATCCAAAAGATAAAATGGAATGGATTATTATTGATGACGGAACAGACAAAATAGAAGATTTAGTATGTAATATAGAACAAGTAAAATATTTTTATTATAGCCAGAAAATGCCATTAGGAAAAAAAAGAAATCTTATGCATTCCAAATCCAAAGGCGATATAATAGTATATATGGATGATGATGATTATTATCCACCCGAAAGAGTATCACATGCTGTTAATATGTTAGTAACACATCCAAATGCTTTATGTGCTGGTGCTAGTGAAATATATATTTGGTTTAAGCATATACAAAAAATGTTTCAATTTGGTCCATATAGTCCATCACACGCAACTGCCGGAACATTTGCTTTTAAACGTGAATTATTAAAAGATCATAAATATGATGACCATGCTGCTTTAGCTGAAGAGAAAGCTTTTTTAAAAGATTATAGTGTTCCATTTGTTCAATTAGAACCAAAAAAAACGATATTAGTATTTTCACATATTCATAATACATTTGATAAAAAGAGGCTATTAGAAAGCGGTGAAAATCAGTTTCAAAAAACATCAGATCGAAGTGTAGACGAATTCATAAAAGATAAAGACTTTAAAGAGTTTTATATGGAGAGATTAGAAGGATTATTACAAAACTATTACCCAGGTGATCCAGTAAATAAACCAGATGTAATACAACAAATTAAAGAAATAGATGAAGAACGACGAAAAATGGCATTAGAACAACAAAATCAGGGTCAAGGACAAATTATTTTAAGTCAAGATGGAAAACAAATACCATTAAGTAACGAACAAGTGGTTGATATAATGAGAAAGCAACAAGAGCAACTACAAAATTTTATTAGATTATTACAAGAAAAAGATAATGCGCTAGCTAAATTACAACGCGAATTGGCTGATTATGAAAATATAGATAATACATATGACAATCCAAATTCAAATGCTAATTCAAATAAATATAAACTACAATTAGAAGAAGAAACACAGCGATTTTCAAAGGTAGTACAAGAAAAAAATAGTATAATAAATAAATTAGAACATGAACTAGCTAGTATTAAGAGAGAAAACGAAGAAAAACAAAGCAATGATGAAGAAACTAAACAAAATTATGAAGACACTAAGCAAAGCACTGAAACTACGCAACACGAAGACAAAAGTATTCAAACAAGCATAGAAAACACTGACAATAAAGTTGTAGTTTTAGAAAAAGAACTAGCTAGTTGTAAAAATACAATTGACAAATTAAATCTTTTAATCGACATTTTGAATAATAAGTAAAATAAGTAAAATAAGTAAAATAAACTAACTAAGTTTCTAACATTATAATATTATATTATAATATTAAAATGTTATTATTAGGACTTTGTGGGCCAGCGTTAGTTTATATAGGTTTTTCTCTAATTCAAATTTTTATTGATATTTATGCCGGTGTTTTAAATAGTGCTTTTCTAAAATTTGTAATTATGATTATATTTACATTAATAATAAATATTTTATGTAGTTTAGGTTTCACAGTAATTGCATGGGTCCTTGTATTTATTCCTATAATAATGATGACATTAATATCCACATTATTATTGCGAGTTTTTGGATTAGATCCTGATGAAAAAGATTTAAGACAGAATTTGAATAGTGCTCGTGATGTCAGCTTAAATAAATTTGATATAACAGATACTGAATTATTAAACCAACAACAATATTCTTATTTATATGATAAGTTTAGAAATGAAAATAGAATAGATAGAGATAGTCTCCGCAAAGAGTTTTATGATAAAGTAGACCTTATATTTGATTTATCACGCAATAGTTATGATTTATCACACAATAGATATGACTTATCTAACAATCCAACAAAATATTTTATTGTTAATAGTATAATAAATAGATTAGCAGAACAGTCATTTGTTAAAGATATTGTAAATTCTAGACTATATAATTCAATATTTTCAAATAAAGTAAAATACAATAATGACTTATATAATAATTATATAGGAAATTTGACTGGAAATACTACATTACCAAACAATGCCTTTTTAGGCTTACCAATGGCTCCTTTTACTTATGGTAGTTCTATTTTATTGAAGGAAGGAGAGACTATATCAGGTGATCATGTTAAATACGAAACACGCTATAACACTACTTATAGGTTAAATGGTTTTTTAAAGTTTAAAGAAAGTAAATATAATAGTGTAAAGACACAATTGTATGGAACAGCTAGTAATGTTGATAATGCCAAAATAGATATTGAAATTGAACGACTATGGAATAGACTATCTGCCGCTGAACAAGCAACATGGAATGGAACTAATGCTAGCACAGGTGTCAATAGTATAAGTTATGATTATTATAATTTAAATAATCTACAAGAAGCACGAAATAGAACAATAGCCCAAAGCATATTAAGTGGAGGACAAACCGCACAAAATAATGAGGTATGTCCTTCAAATGAAACTCCGGCAAAATTTAAAGCTCGAACAGGTTTAACGTGTTATGAATTGTGTCCTCCAGGTAAAGAACGAGACTCAACAGGACAATGTGTTCGTGCTTGTCAAAACGGAACAATAAGAGACCAAGCAACAGGCACTTGTGTTGCACGAACTTGACATAACCCGCAATAAAACAATAAAAAATAAAACAAAACAATATAAAGAGGCGCATTTTCAAGTATAAACAATATTTACTTGACTATCAAAGTCATAATTCTCTATTACATTCTCTCTGGTTCCGATTAATATATGTTTTTTAAAACATTCACAACAATACGGATGTTTAATTTTATAAGATTTAGAATTTACTACTATTGTTGTCTCATTTAATGCTTCTTGCCACTTATGAATATAACGTCTATAACCATAATTATGTAAATAAGTAAAGACTTCATAAGTGTCTTCATAACAATCAACATTTACACACTTAAACACGTCTTCATAACGCCCTAGTTTCGTCAACAACGTTTGCTTGGCGACTATAAAGCTTGTAATCTCTCCATTCATAAACATAGAAGATTGTTTTAAATTAATTAAGGCTACATTATCACTGCATACATAATATAGTATATGCCTTATAATATCATAAGGCATAGCGTTGAAAGTCATAATTATTTTATTTATAACTGCCAGATTAATAATCAAATAATAATCAATTTTATTTGTCATAGTAAAACTTTTTTTTATCAAGTTTAAAAAAAGTTTTAATATATATATAAAAAACATAATAAAATGTAGTTAGTAATATAATTAATATAATTAATATGTATAAATTAAACAATTTATGGTCCTGTTGGATACATTATCAAAATGATAATGATTGGACTATTAATGGCTATAAAAAAATAACACAAATTACTGATTTACAAGAACTAGTGTTATTTGTTGAAAATTTGAACGAAGCGTTAATTAAAAAATCCATGCTTTTTTTTATGAAAGAAGACATTTTACCATTATGGGAGTCAGAAGACAATATAAATGGTGGCTATTTTTCTTATAAAATAAGTAATAATGATATTGTCGCATTATTCAAAATTATTGTGTATAAAATAATTGGTGCTAGTTTTATTGAAGATGAAGCAATTACAAATAATATTAATGGTGTTTCAGTAAGCCCAAAAAAGAACTTTTGTATTATCAAAATATGGATGAAAGACAAAAAGGTCCTTAAGTCGTTAGACTTTGCCGTTAATAAAGACCCATTTGCTATTCATAGTTTTTTCCCAATAGAACAACAAGTATGTGTATTTAAAGCTCATAAACAATAAATTTAACCAGACCCAGACGACGGTAATGGCGATAAACATAATTTGATTTCTCCAAGGGAAGCCACATTATATTTAACAATTAATGGCCTATTATTTTCCAAATAAATTTCGATTTGATTACATAAATTGGTACATTTAATAAAATATACTAGATTTTTGAGAGAATATTCGCCCTGAATAATTTTATTGTGCTGTTTATTAATCATTTGCATATTTGTATTATTTTCGCTTCGCCTTATTTCCGCTTTGGCAAATTGTCCGGCACATTTGAAAATCAACTCGTTTTCAACCGATTTTATTTCTATTTTTTCCGAAATATTAGCCAAATCTCTAATAATTTTTTGGAAATCATTAGACGGCATATTAATGACAGACGAAAACTCAATATTTGGAATTTCTAGTTCATCTTGCTCTGGCTCAATCAACTTTAATTTTTGTATTTTAGATTGCTTAATAGTTCCATTTTCAAATTTCAAACCTAATTCTGTAACAATGCCTTCATTATAGTCGTCATTTTCAATATAGATTGTGAGCGTATCATCATTATCAATGGCCGTAATCAATTTAAACAAATGTAATATATTAACACCAACAATGATTTTCTCATGCTTACACTCATAAAATTCAAAGTTTTCGGCTTTTAAAAACAAATGGACTAAAATTGTATGTGTTTTATCCATATTTATAATTTTAATACCTTGCTTCGTAAAAATAATATTTGTTTCTAGCAAAATGTCCTTTAATGCGGCCATTAAAATGCGAAATGGCGCAATTTGGACTGTTTTTATTGTTAAAACATTATTGTCCCCACAATCATTAGATAACATAACTATTTTAGTTAAATAGTTATTAAATCTTTAAATAGAAATAGTAAATAGAAATAATAAGCAATCTAAAATAGAAAATATAATAATAGCTATGTTATTATCCGGGAGTATTAGTAATAGTATAAGTCGCATTCATTCCATAGTCTGGTCCCCAACTAAGATTTATTGCATCTGGTATATGTAGATTTGTCATACCGCTGAATAAAACTCTTGTTGTTCCTACACCATACATATCATATACTCCATTACAACTGATGATATATCTAGTAAGTGGGACACCATTTGCTCTATATATTTTTATAGTAAAACCACTAGTAAAATTTTCTGTATTTGGAATTCTGGTGATTCTACCATTTTGGTAATAGTCCCATCCGGAGTCTGGACGAGCATAACTAGAAGAAGCTTGAAGAAATACATAAGTTTGTCCTAAAGTTTTATAGTTAATATAGACTTCACTTCCATTATAAGTTCCTGTTAATCCAAACTTTAAATTTATTTCTACACTATCATTATTAACAATATCAATTGGTATAGTTAACCCAGTTTCTCCTGGTGGTATAGTTACAGTAGCTAAAGGAGAAGGCTGTCTAGTTAATATATTATTAATATAACCAGCAATAATAGCATTAAAAGTAGACAGGTTGATTGAATTAGCACTGGCACTATTTGCATATCGAATGACAACAATACCTGAACCACCCGTGCCGCCACGCCCCCCACCGACGCCAATGCCACCGCCACCACCTCCACCACTATTAATAGCACCATTACCACCATTACCAACATTATCACCATTACCACTTGAATTTAATGCTGACCCGCCGCCGCCGCCGCCGCCTCCGCCCAGTCCCCCGACCCCTCCACCGCCGCCGCCGCCACCCCAGCCGCCGCGGCCGCCGGCGATGCTGAAGGTAGCGACTGCGCCACCGCCACCGCCTCCCCAGTAATAATTTTGTCCAAGGATATCAATGAGAATACCATTACCACCGTTGCCGTACCCGCCGCCCCCGAAGTCCTCGCCAACAGACACAGCACCACCACCGCCGCCGCCGCCGCTGCTGCCGCCCTTGCCGCCTCTGTTACCGTAGCCAGTACCGTTATTAGAACCAAGAGTATTAGAAATACTACTTCCTACTGGACTCGCACCAGGAGTGGAGGCACCGCCTCCACCACTCCCTCCTGGATTTCCACTACTACCAACTACTGTGCCACCACCACCACCCCCTATTGCGATTGCACCATTAAAAGAGCTATCTCCACCATTGGTGCCGTTACCGCCATTAGGGCCGCCACGACCAACAACAACACTATATGACGCGCTACTTGAGACACTAACAGCAGGTAAATATATAACCCCACCACCACCTCCTCCACCACCGGGACCGGTGGCACCGGTGCCACCACAACCACCACCACCAACAATCAAAACTTCGACTGTTGTAATCAATGGTGGAGGAATAAAGGTTCCACTTTCTAAGAAGCATTGCACGATGTAGTTGCCATAACTCGTAATAGTTCCTCCTGAACCCCCTTGGATTGGTATGCCAGGCAAGATGGTTGTCGGTATATTACCATATGAAGGTATATTAATGTTACTAGCATCAATAGTCTGTGCATAAATAGCGCTAACATCAAGCCTATTAGCAATTATAGTACCTCTGCTAATGTCTAAAGTAGAACTTATATCAATAAAATTAGCAAATATACGACCTCTACTAATATCTAGTGTAGAACTTATATCAATAAAATTAGCCATAATGCGACCTCTACTAATATCCAATGTAGAACTTATATCAATATTATTAGCCCTAATAAGACCCCTACTAATATCCAATACAGAACTTACATCAATAAAATTGGCCCGAATACGACCCCTACTAATATCTAGTGTAGAACTTATATCAATAAAATTGGCAAATATACGACCCCTACTAATATCCAATACAGAACTTACATCAATATTATTAGCCCGAATAAGACCTCTGCTAATATCTAGTGTAGAACTTACATCAATAAAATTGGCAAATATACGACCTCTACTAATATCTAGTGTAGAACTTATGTCAATAAAATTGGCAAATATACGACCTCTACTAATATCTAGTGTAGAACTTATGTCAATAAAATTGGCCCTAATGCGACCTCTACTAATATCTAGTGTAGAACTTATATCAATAAAATTAGCAAATATGCGACCCCTACTAATATCCAATACAGAACTTATGTCAATAAAATTGGCAAATATACGACCTCTACTAATATCTAGTGTAGAACTTATGTCAATAAAATTGGCCCTAATGCGACCTCTGCTAATATCCAATATAGAACTTATATCAATGTTATTAGCAAATATGCGACCTCTGCTAATATCTAGCGTAGAACTTATATCAATAAAGCTTGCTTTTATGTTATTTGTTGCTATAATATTAATTGCATTAACCGAACTTACAGTAATATCAGAGGGACCACCACTATCAGTATTAGCATTAATCTCGTTTACCCTTACAATGTTAGCATAAATATTATTTACCGTTATATCTCCAAATATCCTCATATTTCCACCTGCACTTATATCTCTAGTTATCCTTATACTTCCACCGGCACTTATATCTCCAAGTATCCTCATACTTCCACCAGCACTTATATCTCCATCTATCCTTATACTTCCACCTGCACTTATATCTCCAAGTATCCTCATACTTCCACCAGCACTTATATCTCCATCTATCCTCATACTTCCACCTGCACTTATATCTCCAAGTATCCTCATATTTCCACCGGCACTTATATCTCTAGTTATCCTTATACTTCCGCCAGCACTTATATCTCCAAGTATCCTCATACTTCCACCTGCACTTATATCTCTAGTTATCCTTATACTTCCGCCAGCACTTATATCTCCAAGTATCCTCATATTTCCACCGGCACTTATATCTCTACCTATCCTTATGCTTCCACCACTTATATGTAAAGACTCTTCAGGGTCCAATGTATTAATACCTATTCTGTTATTAGAAGTATCAATACATATTAAATTATTTGGATCAGGGCTATATGTATAGTCTCTAGAGACACTATTAATTGTGCTAATTATTTTATTATAGTTGCTATCTGACATTTAATATTTAATTTTATTATTTATAAATATTTTAATGTTAACAAACTAACTAATTTCTAATTTCTAATAATTTCTAATAATTTCTAATAATTTCTAATAATTTCTAATTATTTCAAAATAATTTATTATTTACTAATTAATTTAGCAAATAATTATTTTCTCATAATACTATATAAAAATGGTTAAAAAACATATGAAATCGGCTGACAATATGTATCACATTAATGGACATAAATATCAAGTATTAAACGGCTCGCGCGCTCAAGTTTGGCACGGCACAGCATACAAAACAAAAGGAAATCTTAAAAAACCTGATTTATTAATGAATAAGCGCGGTCACGTAGTATCAAGAAAAGTATATAATCGCGCTAAACGTGAAAAACGTTTAGAAAAAGCGGGTTATTTTACCCAAAAAGGCAAATTTGGTTGGGTTAAACACGACAATTCAAAAACAAGAAGGCGACGAAGCAGAAAATAAATCGTTAAGCAAGTAAGCAAATTATATTATTATAATAATATTACTTAAAAAAATAACATTACTATTATTATAGTTTGCTATAACTATCCTATTTATAATATATTTCTTGTAATTTATAAGCATTTCTTGTAATTTATAAGCATTTCTTGTAATATATAAGAAATATTAATTACTATACATAATTTATATATTAATTAATAAATTTTTTCATAAACTAACAATTTTTTCGTAAACTTTTTTTCGTAAACTTTTTTTCGTAAACTTTAGGCAACACTTGATAAAGATTTAGTATATGGATTACTTTTGAAGGCAGACAATAATGATTCGTCCATGCGTGAACTGTTAAAGTTTTGGTCGTAGGTTTGTAGTCCATTTACTTGCCCCATAAAATCAACAGATGGTGTAACATTTGGACCACCATTATTTATATGTCCTCTATTTTGCTGAAGCATAGACTCATTACGAGTAGTTGTAGAATTATTATAGTTATTAAACAAATTCATATGACCTTGATTAGTGCGTGATTCATAAGTCTTATTTACATTATTTTGTTGGGCATATGCGTTATTATATGGTCTTAATCCTGTTCCACAAGCATTTCCAGAACCAATATATTCAATATTTGTGCTTGTTCTTTGATTATCATAATTCTGATGCTGTGTTACTTGATAAGCATTGCCTGTGTTATTTTGTCCTTGAACGTTTACATAATTTAGGTCTATTTTAGCAGTTGTCATTTCTCTATTTGTGACCTTTGTTTTATCATTAATATTAAATAAATGACCTGTTGGAGTTAATCCATTTACATTACCAGTTTGGCGTAAATTACCAATCGCATTTTCTTTTCGTGTTTGTCTAAAAATATCTAATACTGGCGCCACAGAGGCTTTTAGCATACCATATACTCCACCAAGATTTGTTGACTCTTTGTCTGTGCTTCTATTGTTATTGTAATTAACATAACTATTGTGTCCGTAATCATTTGGTCCAGCGCCATTTGTGCCACTAGCACTAGGATTTATAATAGGTAAGTCGCCTAGCGATTGTTTTTTAGAGTCTTCAAAATCTTGTTTAATATATGAGGCGCGACCAGATTCAGTATTTGAAGTTCCGCCATAATATTCACGCGTTGTGCTAATTCTATTTTCCATTGGAATGACTTGTGTGCTCCTAATAGGAGGTGCTTGTTCAACGCCCGTTGTAGTAAACCAACGCGTTGGTCCTGATTCATATGATTTATCGGGCAAATGTTTTTCAACAACCCCTATTTTACTATTAGGACCTTGCATTTTAACAGGATAAATTGCTGGCCCTTGATGTCCATCTAAATTATAAATCATTTTAGGATTAGTTTCAACTCTTAAATCATCAACCGATCTAGGCATCCATGCCTCTCTTGCCATCATACCCGAGTTAAAACCATGACTTCCTTCAACACCACCAGTGTTAAGTCCATTGCTATTTTGAGAACCATATCCTAAATCAAGACCAGGACCCACTCTTTGTTGTTCCCACAAAGTCACATTCGACATTTTCATAGACTCGTTCATACGGGACTGAAAGAAATCGCTATTGTTAGGTGTTCCATTCGGGAGATTCACATTTTCAGATGGATTAAATAATGGAGCAACTTCTGATTTAGAATAATTTTGACTTCCTGAACCTTGTTTTGAATCTAATATGGACTCTGTTAAATTAATATCGGCAATAGAGCCGCGTATTTTTGCGCCGTAAAATGGTTTCATATTATTATGTTTAAAATCATTACTGTTAGATTGTTGACCTGACATTAAATTAATACTTTTCGCAGGTTGTCTTAATATATTTGTTGAATTGGAAATAAAATAATTATCAGTTTGTTGATTTGGATTAGCAAAATTATTTACTGGGTCATTATTTGAGTTGTTTGTAGCTATTAGATCTATAATATTAGCATCATTATAATTAGTATATCCTTCATTCAACTTATTTTCTGTAAAAAATGCTCGTCTTAAATTTTTGTCAGTTACATTATTTTGTGTTTGAGCGTCTTTTTTTTCTTGTTCTGATAATATATATATACTTCCTAATAATACTATAGGTATTGCTAAAGCGGCCATAGTATTTTATATAATATATTAAAAATATTATTATATATTTAATATATTAAATAACAATTGTTATTTGCTTAATTTGTTATTCTTCGCTGAATATCAAAATTATTGTTTAATTGATAATAATCTTTTTGGACTATTCGAGAGCTAATATTATTATGAAAAGGTATGCATATATTTTCTTGTGGATCCAAGTGTAAATAATTGAAATTATTTGGAATAGATTGTTCGCTAGCAAAATGATTTATTTCTCTATATATCCATGCCGGATGTGTTGCTCGTGACTGAGCTGTTATTTCTTCATTATTTATACTATAACTATTTTGACTATATAGTGGATTAGCATTTAAATAATCTACATAATTATTTTCACTAATACTATCTTTGTTTAATTTTCTATGCAATAAATGTAATTCACTTTCTAAATCAGTTTTGTTTTGTGATAAATTAGCACCCCATTTTTGCATGTTGATATGTGGGTCATTTATTAATAACGGTTTCTCTCCATTACCTGGAACATTTAAGCTATAATTTCCTATGTTAGTAGTTTCTTCTAAATATTTTTGAATTCTACAAGGGTCATCATAAAATCGTGTAAATGCCATAGTCTAATATATATTTTAATATATAAAATAATTATTAAAATAATATATTAAAATAATTATTTTATCTACAACTTGCTAAAAAATTATAGCTTAGCCCATTCGTGGGAAGCCTACTAAATTAGCACCTATGCCAAAACCTGCACCAGAGCGCGCTGAAACACCCATCGATGGAATAAATGTATCTAATATGGAAAATGTTGCAGCTGCCATTAATCCAATAATTGCTATTTCGTCAAATTTTAATTGCTTTTGTGGAATAACAAAAGCAACAATAGCAACCATTAAACCTTCAATCAAATATTTTACTGCTCTTTTTATCAATTCGCTCATTGTGAAATTCATTATGTTTATATTTATAATAATAAAGAAGAAAAAAATAAAATAATTAAAAATTATTAATTCATAGTTAAAATAAATAGTTAAAATAATACTTAAAAATTATAACCTAATATAATTTATAAATGACCAATAAAAAATCTTCTAAAGTTAAAGAAAGTTCTAATTCAAATTTACCAAAAGAGAAAATACAGGAAACAGTTATTGATTTATTGGATGAAGACAGAACAATAAGCGGTCAAAAATATGTATGTTTAAGCTTTATTTCGCCTGAAAATCATATAAAAAGAAAAGAACTATTTTATTTCGAAAACTATTTAAAGAACTTCGAGTTTAGAAAAACATTTGATAAATATACACAATTTCTAAATTATTTAGCATATAAATACAACTTAGATTTTAATAGTTTAACAAAAGATATGGAGGAGTTTGTAGAAGAAGAGCGAGAGAATTTATTTGTAACATCATTAGAAGATGATTATAAATCGTTCATTGATGCTAAAGAAGAGGACTTACAAAAAGAATATAGCAGTCAACATAATTTTCAAACAAATACACGCGGAATAAAAGTTAGGGGTGTATTTGGTTCTCAAGAAGAAGCAGAATTAAAGTGTAAAATGTTGCGCGAAGATGATCCAAATCATGATGTGTATATTGGACAAGTTGGTATATGGTTACCATTTCATCCTGAAGCATATAAAACAGGTAGAGTAGAATATTTAGAAAAAGATTTAAATGAACTAATGGCACAAAAGAAGAAAAATGATGAAATTTCAAAAGAGCAGTTTAATGAGCGCGTAAAAGAAAGTAAGAAAAAGGCAATTCGCGAAAATATTGCTAAAGCCAAAAAAGAGGGCAATAAATTGATGCAAACAATTGATGAAAACGGTAACTTAATTAATGCGGATAGAATGGATGTTCCTGGCAAAAATTTATTGTTTGGTGACGGTTCAAATGATGATACAAGTACTGCGGAATTGCGCAAAGAGCTATTTGAGGCAGAAGATGTGCTTGTTGGAAAACAAGAAAATAACGATCATGGTATTGGAGAGATTTTAAGGCGCCAAAAAGAACGTGCTGAAAAGCTAGCCACACTTGAAGAAGATGAGCCGGTGATAGTTGAAGAGGAAGATGCCGTTGAAGATGCTAGTAAAGCTAAAACCAAAATTGATGCTGACACTGAAGAAAAAGCCTAAACCTAAGTTTTTTACATTTTAAATAACACTTTTATATAAAATGTAAATTTTTATTAGAATTTAAAATTGATTTAAAAATAATGTGTCTATATTAGAGAAACTATAAAGCAAAGCTATAATGGAAACAAGTGAAACACAAGACACAGGAAAATTCAGAACAAATAATAAAGACCAATTTTATACGCATGAAAATGTGGCAAAAATGTGTATTAACCTTATTACTAAATTGGTCCCACATACAAGCACCTATTTATGGGTAGAACCATCAGCGGGTAACGGAGCTTTTCTACATAATATACCTAGTTCATATGAAAAAATAGGACTTGATTTAGACCCTAAAGCACCCACTATAGTCAAACAAGATTACTTGAAATGGATTCCACCTCATAATAAAAATATTATTGTATTTGGTAATCCGCCATTTGGAAGACAATCGTCATTAGCAAAAGCATTTATTATAAAAAGTTGCGAGTTTGCACATACAATAGCATTTATTCTTCCTAAATCATTTATAAAACCAAGTATGTATAATGCGTTTGATTTAAAATTTCATTTACTACATTCAGTCGAACTTGAAAAAAACTCTTTTGTAATAAATGGCTCAAATTATGATGTTCCATGTGTATTTCAAATATGGAATAAAAGCACTAACAATAGAAAAGTTGAACCAAAAATAAATCCGACTGGATTTATATATGTTAAACCAAATGCGCACTATGATATTGCTTTTAGACGAGTTGGTGCTAATGCTGGTAAATGTTATAAAAATGATGGGCGCACATTCAGTCCGCAATCCCACAATTTCATAAAACTTGACGCTTCCAATGTGTGTAATATTGATAACATAGTTGAAAAAATAAATAATGTTACATTTCCAAGCAATACGCTTGGTCCTCGTAGTCTTTCACAATCTGAGGCAAATGCTGTAATTAATGTTATTATACAAGCTCTTTCTTCCGCAATAGTCGACGAGAAGATGTAATAGACGCACTAATTGCTCCACCACGAAATTCATTGTTATTGCTTTTTGCAATTAGTTTATTTGGATTTTTTTCAATAAATTCTTGGAATTTATTAAAGGAACATTGAAGTCTGCTTTGAGAACTATTACACTTTATGTCAAGATGAATTGCTCCACTCATCATTTGTAAACTATCTCGCAAAATATACATTTTTTTATGTTCCTCATGTGTTGGTTTTCTTTTTTGTGGAATAGATTTTATCAATTTATCAAGTTCTTCTATTTGGCAACGACTAAGACTTCCAAATAGCACATCACTACTAGCAGTTAAATCTATTTCTGTAATAGCTATAATATTTTTTGTATTATTTGTATCATCTTGATTATAATGAACTACAACCATGTGAAAAGAATTTCCGCTTGTCACGGCATCATATATGCGTAAGCAATCAGCCATGCAAACTGTATTTAAATTGCATGATGTTTTTATAGACACGTCACAACCATCCAGACGATTTAGATTTGCTGGTAAGTCCATTTTGCTAGTATATTTTATTTGTTTATAGTCTTCAATAGTAACACCAAATACATTACATATAAGCTCACGTTCCCAAGAAAATCCATGCGATTGAACCTCGTTTCTTTGTGTCATTGCTATATATAATAGTTTTATATGTTAAAACACAAAGTCAATTTTTTTATGCCTTCTTCTTTTTGTTCTTTTTCTTCTTTTTGTTCTTTTTGTTCGTGGTCCACTGGCAACTGCATTGCTAACCAATACATCCCTAATGAGTGCATCGTTAACCACATCATCGCTTGGTAGTGGATTTTCATTTATAGTTTTTTGCATTAATTCTTTGTATTCATCAATTTTGTCTTTGATAGCACTATTAGCTCTAAGATCATCAACAGTTAATGGGTCTTTTTCTATACGCGATGGATCAGACGTGTTACCAAGGCTAAGCCATTTTGTTATGGTATATTTTTCATATGCCTTCTTAGTTTGGTCGCGAATTGCTGTTGGATACATCATAACTTCATTATCAATAGCACATAAACAATTCTCACAAAAATCTTCTATTTCTATTTTAGGTAGTTTATGAAATTTACATACTACAATATATTCAGCATATAACTTATCATAGTTTTTTCTAAGATTATCTGTATCAGTCTTAAGCAAGGCAAGGCGAACATCTGGTGCTGGTTGCACAATATGAGCAAACTGTGCTTCTACTTCAGCTTGACGACGCTCACGTGCAAGATAACGTGCCCTTAATGCCGCATCATTGGCAACCATCTTTCCAAGTTCCCTATAGCTATCTATAATAACAGCATTAATGGGTACACCATATGAAACACTTCGTGTTTTAATATTGTAATAATAAGGACGCCGTCCTCTAGGGTGTATTAATATCCATGTACTAAGAGTCGTTATTGGTGCAGGAATTGCTCTTATACTTAGTGCGTTATTTCTTCTTGTTAATGATTTTAGCCTTGAGCTTAACTTTCGACTCATTATATATATATTAAATATTAAAAATATATATAAAATTATATACTTAATAATAGTATTATGAAGTAATCTATTATTGGCGTCGCTTAGCGCTTCGCTTATAGCTTCGCTTAGCGCTTCGCTTATAGCTTCGCTTATAGCTTCGCTTATGTCTTCTATGTTTGGTAGTTTTAGGACGAGCAGCCATAGGATTATTTAAACTTTTAAATTCATTAGAAACTTTGTTTATATCAAAGAATTTATTATAAAACTCTATATATTCTTTTTTTGATTTAGATTTTGAGTTGTAAGCATCATATAATTCGGCTATTATTTGTACTTTATTGGTTAATAAAGTTGGAACAATATCTTTAATTTGGCTAACATTTACATTATTAAATATTATATCATCTTTGCCTTTTGCATATTCTTTATATTCATAAAAATCTGTAAATAAATAGAGCAAATATGTAATATAAATTATAGCATTTACTAAGCTAGATAATCTGTTAAATATAGTAATCTCTTCCGATTTATTTCTTGCTATATAATTTTGTGACTCCGCATTTTGTATTGTATCTAGTTTTGTTATTATATCATCATTTGCTATAGACAATATAAATTCTTTAATCTTAGGGTTAGTTATTATATGCGTTTCAATTATATTTACTGCTTTTATTATTTTTAATAAGTATTCTTTGTCTTCTTCTCTATAACTCATTATATATATATTAAATATTTAAAATATAGTTAATAAAAATATGTTTAATGTGGATAAAAATGTTCGCTGCTAATTATGTTATTTTTTTCATAATATACTTCAACGGGAGCAATTGGTGCTTCTATATAAAAAATTAGACGCAATAAAATTAATATACATTTATTTGCTACTGCTATTTTGCTAAATTGTAAATTAGTATATTTGTTTTTTTTAAATTGTCTAATCTTATGAGCCATTAAAATAGCATATTTTATATTTATGTAACCACAATTAATAGTATTGAAATATAAATTGAACATTGAACCATTATTAAATAATTGCAACCATTGTTCTATAAAATGTGTAAAATCGCGCGGACTCTCAATTGAACCACTAATAGTTATATAAACAGTTGGAAAGTTAGTATAATCGTAGGTTGCCCACATATATTAATATGTGTATTTTTAATATTTAGTGCGCTGTAACGTAATAAACTAAATGTAATCACTATGATATTGAATCTATTTTTTAGATTTTTTTCATCGCTAATCAAGTTGTTGACGGAAACTGGGGTCATAAGTTGATGTAGATGGTGCTGTCTCTGTAGATATGGCTTTAGTTGTAGATAATCTTCTAGATTTGGAGCTGGCTTTAACTTTGGATTGTCTTCTAGTTTTACTAACTAACACTGCCGGTGCGGAACGCATTCTTATAGATCCTTGTGTTTTATTAGGAACTTCGTTTTTATGAAGCTCTGTTATAATAAGCTTACAAGTAGATACAAAATTGCGGATTGCTGAGCGAAGTGCATGGTTTGGATACAATATGTTATTATTTAATTCCAACCCTGTTTTAGGGTCTGTATTATTTCCTGCTCTAAACCAACGTGAAATAGCACTCCATTCATATGTATGTCCTCCACAGGTTGTAACTGGATAAACCATAATCTGGCCGGTAATAGGACATAAAAATTCATTTGGAAAGTCAATTTTTAATTTATAGGAAAGACAAAAATTAGCAAGCTCTGTATTAAGAGATTTTGAAGTAGTTTTTGTTTTTGGATATGGATTTTTATTATGAGATGATTCAGAAGCCTTTCTTATGTTGGACACAATGGTCTCGGCTTCCACAACTCGCTCTCTAAGATCACGATTTTCATTATTTGAAATAGTAAGATCTTCTTCCAAACTTCTAATACGTTCGGCACAGGCAGCTTCAGATTGTGTAAGCTCTTTTCCTGTAGTTCTATCATATTTTCTCTCTATAGTAATCTGAGTTTGTTGGGGGAGCCCGACTCTCCAACCACGATTCATTTATATATAATAATAAATTAATTAAACTAAAAAACTAAAAAACTAAATAAAAACACATTACCATTTAGTTTTACGCACATTAATTTTGGGACCTTTTTTCTTATCTCTTATGTTTGGGTCATACATTTCTTCTTCATTATCAGAGTCTAAATTTTTACTAATTTCCCAAAACTCTTTTGACCCTAATTTAAACGTTTTATGATGGTCTGCTTTATACCAAAAAATTTGGTCGTGCAACTTATTTGATTTAGCATTATTGTTAATTACTAAACATTCATAATTTTCAGTGCATTGATCCATAACTTGGCAAAAACTCTCAAATGTAGGAAACATACCAGCATAATTCTCATATATACGCCGCCTATTTGCTATGTATGGCTCGCGCAATATAAAAACGTAATCGATATTCGTGCGCAAATTGGGGGGAATACCTAAAGGATATTGCATAGTGATGACCAACATGATCTTCCAATGACGCCCATTCATAAATAACAATCTCATCATTTTATCTTTAGTCCAAGTAGCATCAAACAAACAGTCATCCAAAATTACAAAGGCCCGAGGGTCTATATTAGATTTTTTATAAACCTCTACTTCTTTTCTTATTTGTTTCATCACCGTTTTTTGCCGCTTTAAAATGTTTTCAACAATAGCTGTATTATATTCATCGTGAATAAATAGTTTAGGAACATGTTCGGCATAAAATCCGTTTCCAGCTTCTGTTCCACTAATAACAGTTCCAATTGGAATATCTTGATGATAATAAAGTAGATCGCGAACCAAATAAGATTTACCTGTGTCGCGCCGCCCTATTAACACTATTACTGGTCCTTTATTTTCATCTGGCCTAAAACTAATGGATTTTATATCAAATTTTTTCAATTCTAATGTCATTGCTAACTACTTATTTAATAAGTATATTAAATATACTTATATTTAAACTTAATACAAATATTTAAACACTTTATATTAAACTATTGTATTATATATTAAACTATTGTGTTATATATTAAACTATTGTGTTATATATTAAAAAAATTATTATAATTAATAAATTAAATGGAGTTAAACTATAGAAAAAATAATAACAAGGAGCTTTTTGAGGCAATTAACAAAGAAGAGTTTTTTGATTTAGAAAAAGCTCAAAATTATATTCCATTATATGAACAATATTTTAATTTAAATAGCACTAATTATAATTCAATTAATTTAAACAATAAATTACAACTTGACTCTATTTTGGAAAAAGAGAGCTATAATAAATTTGTAGGAACAGTTTTAGATAATAGCAATAATAAACATACTAAAAAAATTTATGTGAAATTTAGCCCATTAGTTGATCCAGTCAAATATATGCTTGGTAAATACGATAATAGTTACAATATATTAGAACTACCCAAATTTAGTGATACAACTAATTCATCTATTACTGATGTAGACTATAATAGTCAATATAAGAAACTTGCTGATCCAAATAATTCAGCATATATTGATGGATTTTTTTCCTTTTTATCAAGTTGCCTACTAAACGACTATAATTTTTATAATGGAATAAATTATTATGGTGGATTTTTAGGAATAAAAAACAAATATAAATTGGATGTATCGGAAGACATAGAATATTTAGCTGAGTCAGATCATTTTCATAATCATAGAAATAGTCTCTTCTTTTTAGAAGATAATGACAAAGTCAATTATTTTTTCAACAATACAAAAAAAAACAAAAAAACATTATTATTAAATATTAGTAATCCATTATCAATTGAAGATTTGGATTTATGTATTATTTCTAATGAGCAACCTATTTGTAAAAACGATGGTACAAGCATAAATGAAACAAGCATAAATGAAACAAGCACTAGTGTGAATGTAAGCATAAATGAAACAAGCACTAGTGTGAATGTAAGCATAAATGAAACAAGCATAAATGAAACTGTGAATGAGCTAACGAATTATGATGACACAATAACTAATAGCTGTAGTTTGACATATGAAAATCTTAATATTATAGAAAAACAGTCTCATAAATCAAGTAATATTAATACAAGTGTTAATGAAACAAGTAAGTCTGGGCTAACCTGTTCTTCGCGTTCGTCTAATACAGGGTCTTCAAGTGCTAGCAATAAAACAAGTTCAACAAATAGCAATAACACAAGTAGTGACTATGAGAGTGGTAGTGGAACAGATAGCTCAGATTCAAATTCATTGTGTGACACTATTAATTGCACTATTTTGAAATTTCCAGTTAAAATGATTGTATTAGAATGTTGCGAAGACACGTTAGATTCATATATTTTAAGTAAAAAAATAAGCGACGCTGAATGGGAGTCAATTGTTTTACAAATTTTATTTACACTAATTACATATCAAAAAGTATTTCACTTTACTCATAATGATTTACATACTAACAACATTGTATATGTGTTTACGGAAAAAAAGTATTTATATTATAAATATAACAATATTCATTATAAAGTGCCAACATTTGGCAAAATATACAAAATAATAGACTTTGGTCGAGCAATTTATAAATTTAAAAATAAGTTTATATGTAGTGATAGTTATTCAGAAGATGGCGATGCTAGCACACAATATAATTGTGAACCATATTTTAATGAAAATAAGCCTCGCATTGATCCAAATTATAGTTTTGACTTATGTAGATTAGGGTGCAGTTTATTTGATTATTTTATTGAAGATTTAGATAACATTAAAAAAGTCAAGTCTTCTATTAAAAAAATTATAATAGAATGGGTATTTGATGATAAAAATAAAAATATATTGTATAAAAATGATGGGTCAGAGAGATATCCCGACTTTAAGCTATATAAAATGATAGCGCGCATAGTTCATAAACATACTCCGCAAAATGTGTTGAAAAATCCATTATTTGAAAAATATCAAATTGCGAAGAAAAAAATAAATAATACTAGTGCGCTTTTTAATATTGATAGCTTAGAACCAATGATATAAACAATAACGCTTTACCTTAACTCATACATTTACTAATATTATTAGATAAACGAATTTTGGTATTTTTCAACAATCGTTTGCTATTAGCAATTTTCTCTGTTAATTTTTTTTCATATTTTTCATATAATTTTTGTTTGCTATTTAAACTAGCTTTTGTTTCATTGCTATAAAATAAATCTAATAAACTTTTAATTTCTGTTAACTCACAAACCAATAATTCTAAATGAACTTGTTGATATAATTTTAATTCGCTATTATTATATACTTTAATTTCATTTTTAGAAAAATTCATAATATTATTATTATTGTTAATAATAATATTAAAATAATCAATTTTTTATTTATTTTCTTTAAGTCCTTTTTTATAATATTTGTTGCGCGGCTTTAAGTCCTTTTTTTATAATATTTGATGCGGTACTACCTATTTCTATTAATAATATATTTAACACGTTTCATAACTGTCGAGTTTTGAGAACCCAATTTATAATTATCTTGTATTGGTTTATATTCAACTTTAGGATAACAACAATGTGTAATAATTGGTTTTTCTTCTTCAACTGCATTTACTATTAGTGTTCTATTTTGACTATTAATAAGATTTGTTACGGTGCTTGGATTGCTTATATAAATTAAAGTATATGTTCCAACATCTAAAAGTATTTCACTAATGTTAGCCAATTCTTGGCCGCCTTGAGTTGTATAATTGAAGTAATCTATAAATTTATTATTAATTACATCATAAGTAGAGTGTATATTACGTTGATCATAAATATTATTTGTAATCTTGATACGTGATAAATCATAAATATTTATAACACTAATACCCAATATTGAGCTACTATAAAAATCATCAAATTCATCTTTCATAATATACGATTCTAAATAAGAATTCGATAATGCTAAACGTGGATCAATTATTGTTATTAATTTTGTAAGATCGTCTTTAAGTCTGGCAATAGTTATATTTTCATCTACTGTGACTGGAGGAGGAAGAGTAGTATTACTTAATTTTTGATATTCAAGTTCATTAGCTTTATAATAATAAAATTTTGGATCATCTTTTGACTTATTAATAATTAATTTACGAATAATAGTATTAATATTATTTGCATTATCTTTTACAATATATGAAATATCAATAAATAGTGCAGAAGTAGTTATGAAGTTTGTATTCTTTATTTCCGGCAACTCAATTGATACCAAAGAATTCTGTATATTATTACTTGAAAGAGCATTTGTTATGTCTATATAATAACTATAATTTGTATTACTAATAGTTAAATCATGACTTTGATGTATATCAAAGTAACTTACATCTCGTATTAAGTTTGTTATCACATTAGTGATAGAACCACTAACTAAGTCATTTTGATTAAAACTAAAATCATGATTTGCAAATGTTAAGACTGGTGGTGTTAAATCAGGTATAATAATATCTAATAATATTGTGGAAATATCAATGAAATTAAAAAAGTATGACCTATATTTAATATTAATCTGAATATTAATGCTATTTGATAGCTTACTATGTATTAATAGTTGCGAACCACTAAGTCGAAAGGTCTTATTAATATAATTAATTCTATTTGGAGATACTTCAAATGCCTCATATATATCTACTAATGGGTTTAGGTAATTACTAAATAATTTATTTTTGTCAATAAATTGGGTAAAAGTGGTTACACTGGGTAATTGTGATTGTAATTCTGTTATACTACTTGTTGTTATTGAAAGACCAATACCACCAGTTCTAAGTATAATTTTAGTAAAATAATCAGCAAATGAATCCAAATTAATTTTAAAATTATTCAAAAAAACTGCCGGATATAAATTATCTATATCAAATAGGTTAATAAATTTATTAGAATCAAATAGCTCATAGTAATATGTTGTAGTTGACTCACTATTATTAAATCTGGTAAAAGTTATTTGGCTTTTATTATATAGTTCAATAAAACTTACTAAATTATATTCAATAGCACTTATATCAGAATAACTAGTAAAAATGAACTTGTCACTATTTATAATAGTGTCTTCAAACTTGCTGATTTCATTTAAAATGATAAAGTCAATATTTTCTACAAGACTGTTAATGTCTCTCACTAATTGATCTATTATATTAGTGTTTAATATATAAGTCCTGTAAATCGGGTTTTCACTTATTATATTGTAGTTATAATATTTAAAATTAGCTATTAATTCATTATAAAAAGTTATAAGGCTTACTGTATTCTTAACTAGCTCGCTATATAATATACTTATAGTTGAAGTAGATAAAGTGCTAGTAAAAGAAGTATTTAATATATTATAACTATCATAAAGATCTGAATAATACTGAATATTTACATTGTTAGTGTAAGGAATGTTATTTGTACTAACTGTATTATAATATACATTATTTATAAAAGAAACTAAATATTTTAGTTTAAAATATAAACAAAACAATTTTATTTGCATACTATTTAATATTGTTAAGTTCAGTTTGTCAAAAATAATATTATAAGATGACTCAAGATTATATAAACTGAAATCCTTATTATTATAACTTATATCAAGTATGGTATAAATCAAATTGTTTAGATCAATAGTGTTTGTAGTAAAAGAAGTACTCGATTGTAAACTATTGGCAACTAAATCTATATCAAAATATTCATTTAAGTTTATGATATAACTATTACTATGTAAGCCATTAGATATCGTATTCGAATGAGAGTAAATTTCTTGATTTCCATATAATGTAGTGCTAATAGCATTAATACTTATTTCACTAACAATTCCATTATTATTATTAGTTACGCTATATGAGCCAGTATTATACTTGTAATCTGTGCTATAAACATTATTTATTCTTCTATATATTGGAATATTATTTAGATACAATGGTAAAATATAGAGAGAATCTAACATATTAAAATTTTTGCTTACATCTATTTCATCATATATTTTATATGTGATTGCTATACTATAGTTTTTATTAGAACCTAAACTCTGTAATGCTTGGATTGTTAATCCATCATTGTTAAAACTATTGTAAAAAATATTTGAACATATATCTAATAAATAGTGGTCATTATTAGAATTTTCTGTTAATGTTTTTGCCAATGTTAAATTGGCATCATTAACCTGATAATTTACAATAGATTGTTCATTATATTTATGAAAAATGAATTTATTATTTTCATCCAAACATATATTATTATATATATTTTGCTTTGTTATACCACATATAGAACTAGTTAAACTAACATCTATTATATTCAAGAAAACCATATTTTGCATAGTTGTTTCTCTGGCATTTGAACTTGTATACATTTTATTAAAAACGCTTGAGCCATCATAAAATCCGCTTACATCATTAGTATTATAATATAGCATGTTATTAGCAATAACAAGTGAGCCATTTAAAAAAAATAGTCTATCATTACTAATACTAGTTGATAGATTTGTAAAAGTTGTAGAGCTCGAACTATATACTAGAAATTCAAAAGTCTGAAAGTGTAAATTAGAATAGTTTACATCTAATGAAAACATAACATAGTTGTCAATAATGTTTGTTATTTTTATTCGTGGTGCTAGTAAAAATGAAATAATTGATGAGCTATAATTATAAATATTTGTGGCGTCCAAATTTAATAACTCTGCTTGTTTGACAAATAAAAATTCACTAATAGCATAACTAAAATCTTTAACCAACAATTTTGATGGTATAACATTATTTCTTTTAAAAAAATTAATGTGATTAAAAATTTCATTATTTAATAAGCTAGCACTTGTACCATTTGTATTAATTGTAGTTGCATCATTAGTGTTAGTATTAATAGTAAAAGGACTGTTAGTATATGCACTATTATAAAATAAGTTTTTCAAGCTTCTATCATAATTATTTAAACCATTTGCTTTCATAATAACAGAAGAGGATTCGTAAATGCTACTAAAATAAGTAATATAACTGTTATATTTATTATGGAAAGTCAAATCACTAGTTGATACATCTAATAAATAATTCAAATCATTAATAGAACCGCTATTTGCCAGAATATAATTAGACCTTGTTGGATCATTATACTTTTTAAAAATCAGTCTGTTTGGATGCCTATTTAAGTCATATAATACATTATATTGTAGATTTTGTTGTGTGACACAACATATATTTATAGCGCTTATACTATTTACGCTTGTTCTATTTAGGTTAATAGTATTTACACTAGCATCAAAACGCTGGTTTAACACTATTCTATTTCTCATTACTTCATTAGATCTTGCTAAAAATGTATTGCCTACATTAAACAAGTACTTTGTTGTGTTAGTAATAACATAACTATTTAAAATGGTTACATTTTTACATAATACTATATTGTTTTTTATCACAATTTTGCCTCCCATATTTTTAAACTTTTCTGAATAATAATATAATATTGTAGGTGTAGTTGCATTAATAGTAATCTGAGTATATATACTTAAAGTATTATAGGTTGATAGCAACGGTCTTGATACACCTGGTAAGTTTTGTGAAAAAACCGTTTTTGTGTATTCTACTCCGCCATTATGCGTTCCGTCTGGTGTTATAGAAAATTTGATTGGATTATAGAAATTTTTATAACTAGTTTGTTGAAATCTATACACTCCATATATTAGATGTAAATCTTGTTTTAAACCATTTATAGTAAAATATGGTGGCGAACTTGAAATAAAATTATTTTGATTACTCACATCAACAGTAAATGAGTTAGCACTAGGAATAGTTAGGTTAGGATCTCTCAAATTATTATAATAGTTTTGTAAATTTATAAAATAATTAACATTATCATATATAAAAAAATAGCGATACTCATTATTTTTTAAATAATTTTGAAAACTAGCAACCCTAGAGCTGCTAGTGTTTGGATAAAACTTTAATGAACATCTCTCAAAATCGCCGCTTATTGTTAATCTAACATTGCTTCCATAATAATAGGTTTCATTATTTACACTATAATAAGCATCACCAATTAAGCTTATTAAATTACTTACATCATATATTGCCATACTAGTATCAAAATCACGTGTTACTAATTTAAAAGCATAATTTGCACACACATCAAAGTTGTATACTCCATTGCCCAAACTAAATTTTGAATTGCTATTAAAATTTGACGACCCAGTTATTAAATTTACAAAATTAATTGAAACCGCCTTTTCTAACACAATAGGACTATATACTTCAACTTTTCTTTTTGCTGTGCCCAAAATATTAGAACTATTAGTAGCGCTATAAACTACAATATATGAGCCATCCCTATTTTCATTTAAATTACTATAATCTATAGACACTTTTGTAAAACTAATGTTAATGTCACTAAAATCTCTCACATAGCCTTCTTTTTCTATAAATTTTTCATAACGTTGAAGCAAATAGCATGTATAATTATTACCAACACCATCTGTTTGATAGTTTAATCTTATTATAGGACCAAAAGATTTAACAACAATAACTCTCGATATATCAATAACATTATGTGCATTATCCTTTACATTATAGTTTTGAATGTATTGGCCTGAGTTAGTTAAAATATTTGATACATCAATATAGGAAGAGTCTTTAAAATAAGTAAGGCTAATATCACTAATACTAAAAACATGGGCACTAGACTCAAATAGTCCACTAACAAAATTTACACTTCCATCAACAATATCGTTGATGTTTATTCCCGGATCTAATAAAACTATATTTGAAGCATCAGAATTAGGGACTTTTACTTTTTTATAATACTTTATATAATTTAAATAACTATTTTCATAAGTATCAAAATAATCAATATCTTGAACTAATTCACTAACAGCTCTTGAAGATAGTAACGGATAGTCCAACTTATTTGGATCACTAAAATTTATATTAGTTAATTTTGTTACATTAGGAGGCTTAGTATCAATAATTTTTAAATAAAAAGTAATGCTTTGTTGTTTTTGTTCTACAATATTTTGACAATTATCAATAGCTGTAAAAGTAATGGGCTGATAATCTATTGGTGAATTAAAAACCCTTATACTATTTATAGAGTAGTCAACATAAGTGCTAAATGAAGAATTAGCCGTTCCACTATAATTATTTCTAGTCTCATCATATGATTTTACATGTAATTCAAATTTTATATAATTTGAATTTAATGCGCGATTAAAAACAATAGATTTAATAGCTTCACAAGTAATGATTTTAATACTATTATTATTAACATATGAGAGACTTAAGTCATAACTAATGTCATTAATGCCGCCATTATTGCCAAACTGCGGAATAGCCTTATTTATTTGTATTAATGAAGAGTCTACATTACTCAAATCTCTCAATAAATACTTAATTAAAACTGGCGAATTGCTACTTACTTCAATATAGGGATACAATAAAGGACGATAGTTTTGTATTATTCTTATAATTCGATTGGCACTTACTTCATTGTCGCATAAATCCAATATACTATAAATTACTTGATAACAAATATCTGTTCTTGTTGTATTAATAGAACCAATAGTTATAGGACTATAACTTATTGAAGTAGAAGTTGATATTAGCTGGTTATATCTAATAGAATACTTAATTCCTCCAAGAATTTTATATGAAAAATCATAAACCGATTCAGTTGATATTGGTATTGTTTGATTATTAAAATAATATGACCTTTTTGTAGCACTATCATAAACTAAAGCACCATATTCAGTATAAGTTGAATATATGTCTAACGACCAAACATTATTTGATGCTTGATATAGATATATAGCATCTCCACATATGCTTGTAATAACAGGCGCTTGACTATCCTGAACACTTAATGTGCGAATTCTACTAATATCTACATTATTACTATCCTTTGAATAATAAATTATACTATAAGTTCCACTACTAGGGTCATTAACATTTAATGAGCTATCTAAAATAACTTTAAAATTTGTTCCACTATAACTTATAGTTGGACTGTAGTTATAATAATTAAATTCATCATATATGCTATAACTTGTGACACCAAAAATAAAAGAAGCATCCATCAATGGTGTATAACTTTGATGATTTATTGTAGGATTTGGACCAAAACTTATAATAGGTCCATTATTTTTAACTGTAACAGTTAAAATTTTATAAGTATTAATAACACTAAAACTAGAAATTGAGCGATTTGCCTTAATTGGAAAATATTTAATATTATGACTAAAATCACTTCTTCCTGATGGTCCTAAATTATAAATTAGCGCAGACGGGTCATACCGTTTAAGACTAGTTCCACTTATTGAATTAATAAGTGAACTTATAGTATCATTCGCATTTACAAATATATAACTTATATCATAACTTATATCACTAGGTGTGAGACGATAATGATTTACAGAAATATCTATACCTTCTCTGATACTTAAACTTGTATCTCCAAAACTTATATTCAATATTTCATTAGATGGACTGAGTAAGTCTTTATAACCAAAGTCAAAATTTAATCCAGGGTCACCAATATATTCAACAATCTTAACATTTCTTATAAAACGATTCGAGTTAGTTTGGTTATCACATATATCATATATTAAACTAAAATTAGAACCAATTACTTTGAAAAGTGCGTTAATATTAGAATTATCAGTTGGATTAGTTATATTAATTATTTTACTATCAGTGGAAAGCAAACTAGAACCGCTTAGTGTTATACGCACATTGTTAGTAGTTTTTGGAATAATTCCAAAATTATCAATTAGGTCAAAACCAAGAATAATTGAGCGAATTTCTTGATTAAAGTCAAAATTCGAAGTAGGTGATTTACTATAATCAAAAGCTACATATGAAAAATCGGTTTTAGAACTGTCAAATTGAACGTAACTATAATCCTGATATCTAACAATACTATAACTAGTACTTGAATAAATGTTATTAAAAGTAAAACTAATAGTAGGCCTAGTTCGATCTACTATATCAACTCTTCTATTAAATGTAAAACTATTACCACATCCATCTGTTAAAGTATAAACAAATGTTAGTGGTGGTAAATAATTAATATTGCTAGAATTGTCAGGATAAGTTACTTTATTTAACTGTCCACAAATGTCACAATAATCATTAATATCTGATAAAGCAAAAGCATTCGGATTATTTGCTAATTTTATTGTATATGACAAAGCACTTGAGCTAAAATAATTATCACATAAATCAAAATTATATAATACGCTACTTACATCATTTATCTTTGTATTTACAGTAAAACTTAAATCAATATTTTCAGTATTACTATTATCAATATTATAGCCTCTAGTGCGACTATTTGATATAGTATTATATATAGTCGGTAATGAGCCAGCTGAACCATCAATAATAAAACTTAAATCAGGAAAAATAATATATGGCTTAGAGTTATCTACTATTTTTATTAAACGCTGAAGTCTTAATACATGAGTGGAATTACTTTCTTGAATAGTATATTTGAAATAATAATTACCAAGACGTGTAAAACATATATCACATGTTCCGCTTATATTATAAAAAGAAGAACCAATAGTAATAAAACTAAAATCAGTTAATTCATTACTAGGTGTAATTTTTTTATAAAGCCGACGAGGAGTATAACTGAAACTTGGACTACTAAATGTTAAACCTTGGTCACTATAACTTAAATCATTAATATAATTAAGTGTTACAATAGATTGGCCACTTAAAATAACATCTGGTATATTTACAAAGTTTAATTCTAGTGAAATACCACTTGAATAATTATAGCATAAATCACGTACCCTATAATTTATAATACAACTGGCATCACTTACACTAAAATTAATCAAGCTAATATCACTAACATCATTACTAATTATAGTGCGTAATGATTGTGCTATAATAACATTATAGCTCAATTCATTTATAGATAAATTATATTTTGTAGAATTATCTTCATATAATAAGACCGGTTTATTATCTATATAATCATTGCTTATTGTAAGAAAATTGGTTAATTTGGCAAAACATATATCATTTAATGTGTTAAAGAGTCTTATTCTAGGATAAAAGAGTTTAAAGTAAGTAAGATTTGTCAAAAGTCTACCGCTAATATCATAAAATGTTAAACTAGGTGGTTCATAATCTTGAACACTTATTTTATAAGTTTTTGAAATATTTGTTATAGAATTGCTAAAAAATTTGTTAGCATATGTTATCTTATAATAATCTGTAGTAGCTAAACTTTTTGTATTAATAATCAAATCATAATTACCAATATTTTGTAAGTCTATAAACGAACTATCTGCAGCTGTACTAGTTTGTTTAAAAATTTTCGGTTTAACAAAATTACCAGAAACAGTAAAAGAATTTGAAAGATTATCACTAGCAGTAAAAAAAAACTTAGTAGGACTTAAACCCAGCGAAATATCTATACTTTTGTTCGGATTACTTATAAGGTAAGTAAATTTATATACTATAAAAGAAGAATCTAAGCTATTATTAATTTTAGTACTATCACTATTAAAATCAAATTCATTGTTAACTTTAAATCGAATCCCATTAATTAAATTTAAATTAGATGAGTTTAAACAAATATCACTACCAGATGAACCGGAGTATTTAATAAAGAACTGAGTATTATCAATGTTATTAATAGTATTATTACGACCAATTTCATCAACCAACACATTAGTAATATTATAAACACTTATAGACATTAACTCTATATTCTTAAGATTAATCTCATTTCGGTCAGTGTTAATTGTAATATTATTAAAAAATGTTGAATAATATTGGTTTGCAGCATTACTTAAAAGATTATTAAAGGTATAGTTAATAATTAAATTCTCTGTCGTATTATTTTGGAAATAACTTCCACTAATTGTTATTTCAAATGGAATAAAGATTTTGTTTTTGCTTGTATCATATATATAAACCTTAATGTCATCATAGAAATTGTATATACTAGCATTATTATTACTATTAGTATTAATAGGAATAGTAAAAATGCTGTTATTATTGTTATTATAATTATTACTTATTTCAATAATAGGACCACTATTAAGCTCTATTTCTCTAATATTTTGAATAGAATTATTTTCATAATCTAATACATTATAGTAAATATAAAATGGCCTAACTAAGAAATTATTACTTAATTCATTATTAATTTCATCCACAGAAGGAGTTGCACTAACAAATTGAGTTAAGTCATTTTTTAATTTATCTCTCGAACTATAACCCACTTCATTATAGTCTGTATTCAAATTTAATCTAAATTTATTAACTGATTGATCATAATTGCTTAATTCATAAGACACATAATTTTGATTTTGTAGGAGTAAATTGCTATTTGAAAAGTCATAATATGATATTGAATTACTTGAAGAATCATATACAATATGATTTATTGTAGCTGGAATGTTCGAATTTTCATATGTGAGAGTTAGTATATAAGAAAAATCAATGCTGTTATTTGAAATTGAAATGAATTCAACATTTATTGGATATTGAATAAAAGAACCAACTACTTTTATTTTTAATGAACCATAATAATAATTTAATCCGCCAATAGTGTGTATTCCTATTCTGTTGATTTGATATGTTTCATCTATATAAATGTTATTACTTATTTCATTATTAAGTAATCTTAATGGATAATTTTTACATATGTCAATAATTATATAGTCTTTAATTGTTAGTCCATATCTTAAATTGTAATTAAAAGTAGAATTGCTTATATGTCTATTCCTATTTAATCCAACCTTAAAAGTGTTATTCGCATTAACGGATAAATCAACAGCACTTATTTTATTTAAAAGCTCATATGTAAGACTGCTATATCCCTGAGTAATATAGCTACACGAATCTGAATAATAAAATAAGTTATTATTACTAATTGAAACTGTTCCATAACCAGAAACAGTAGAATAATTGTAATCATACGACTTTACTGATATATAAGTTCCACTAAAGTCATTATAATTTTTTATAGAAAAACTTATATCACCATAATAATAACTATAACTAACATCTCTTAATATAAATAGATTTCCACAAATATCATTTGTACTATCAGTGTTTATATCACTATAAAATAGTCTTTGCGTGCCAATATTGCTAGCATTACTTGGTATAGTAATTTCGAAACTAGCACCAACACTAGTTAATCTATAACTAGCGTCACTTCCTAGTAAATTTCCAGAAATTCTAAAAGGCTGATTAGAACAAAAATCAGTTGTTGCAATAAATTTGTAACGCTGATTATTCATAAAGTAAAAATTACTAACTATGTCAGTTAGCGAACTATCATAAAGTTCTCTTCTATAATGATTAATATTTAATAGTTGAAATGAAGTATCGTAAAATCTAAAATAATCATTGTTATTAAAACTATAATCTTGTCCTTTTGATACATAAATTAATATTGGGTCATTTTTATTTAAGGGTTCAAATGTTATTATATTTGAAATAGTACTATTTATAGAACTGTTGTAAAAGGTTAATGGGTAATTTTTACTAACATTTCTAATAATATAGTTAATATTATTTGAAGTGTCATATAATCCATATGAAATAGTAGTTGTGGTTGAACTAGGGAATAAATTATTAAAAATATATTTATTATTACTAATTTCACTATATACACTATTTAATAGAAAGCACCTAGACATATTAGTATTAGTATTAGTATATAGAATTAAAAAAATTAATGATTATTATTGTAAATACTAATATTTATTAATTAATCTAATATTATAAATAAAATTGATAAATAGTATAAATAATTCTTATTTATAATATTAAGACTATTTGCATAACATATGAGTTCAAAAGTTCCTATAAATAATGATATAACTAAAAAATATCAAAAAAAAACAGATAAAGAGCACGTATTAGATAATCCCGACACATATATTGGGTCAATTGAGCAAATTTCGTCTAATATGTATATATACGATGAAGTAAATAAGAAAATTGTAGAAAAAAACATAAATTTTATTCCGGGTCTATACAAACTATTTGATGAAGCAATTGTTAATTGCCGAGATCATGCACTAAGAATGGAACAATTAATTGCTTCTACAAGTGATCAGGAGAAAAATGAAGTAAATTATCCAGTAACACATATATCAATCGTTATTGGTGATGATGGTATTATAACATTAACTAATGATGGTAATGGGATTGATGTTTCTATTCATTCTGAATATGGTGTATGGATTCCAGAACTAATTTTCGCACATATGAGAACTTCTACTAATTATGATAAAACTGAAAAAAAAGTAGTTGGAGGAAAAAATGGATTTGGATTTAAATTAGTTTTAATATGGTCGACGTGGGGCAAAATTGAAACAGTAGACGCAAAAACAGGTCAAAAATATGTCCAAGAATTCAAAAATAATTTAAATATTATTGAAAAACCAACAATTACTAAATGTAAAGGCAAACCTTATACAAGTGTTAGTTTTAAGCCCGATTTTAAGCGACTTGGTTTAAAAGAAGGCAATTTTGACAGTGATTTTAAAGCACTATTAATTCGGCGAATTTTTGATATTGCTGCGGTTACAGATAAATCTATTAAGGTCAAATATAATACACTTAAACTTGATCCAGACGTCAAAGATTTTGAAAGTTATGCTAATCTTTATATTGGTTGTAAAAGCGAACATCCACGCATTTATGAAAAGGCAAATGAGCGTTGGGAATATACTGTTTGCTTAGCTCCAAATGAAGAATTTACACAAGTCAGTTTTGTAAATGGTATTCATACATCTAAAGGTGGAAAGCACGTGGAATATATTGTAGGACAATTAGTAAAAAAACTAACTCTTTATATTAAAGAAAAGAAGCATGTTGAAGTTAAACCGGCGTCAATTAAGGAACAACTTATGATATTTGTAAATTGCACCATTGAAAATCCAGCGTTTGATAGCCAAACAAAAGACTATTTAAACACTGCGGTTTCCAATTTTGGTTCATCTTGTGAAATAAGCGCTAAGTTTATAGAAAAGTTGGCAAAAATGGGTGTTATGTCTGTGGCTTGTAGTTTAACGGAAGTAAAAGAAAATAAAGCGGCAAAAAAAACAGACGGCACAAAATGTAAAACTATTCGCAATATTCCAAAACTTGTAGACGCAAATTATGCCGGAACAACTAAGTCGAATGAATGTATATTAATCTTGTGTGAAGGTGATTCGGCAAAATCAGGTATTATTTCTGGTTTGTCACGTGAAGACCGTAATATTATTGGTGTTTATCCAATGAAAGGTAAAATGTTTAATATTCGTGGTGAAAACATTAGTAAAATTTCGGAAAATAAAGAAATTACTGAAATTAAGCAAATTCTTGGTTTAGAACATGGTAAAGAATATTCAGCAAATGACGTTAGCACTAAATTGCGGTATGGAAAAATATTATTTATGACAGATCAAGATTTAGATGGAAGCCATATTAAAGGTCTTGGTATAAATATGATTGATAGCGAATGGAAGTCGCTAATTCAAATACCCAATTTTATTGGATACATGAATACTCCAATTTTAAAGGCAACAAAAGGCAAAACAACGCTTGAATTTTACAATAATGGCGAATATATGAATTGGAGAGAAAACAGCCAGCAAGACAGCAAAAAGTGGTCTATTAAATATTACAAAGGTTTGGGAACAAGCACTAGCAAAGAATTTAAAGAATACTTTTTAAAGAAGAAAATTGTAAATTTTAAGAGCACCGAAACTTCAAGACAAACAATTGATATGGTATTTAATAAAAAGCGAGCAGATGATCGCAAAAATTGGCTTTCACATTATGACCGAAATGTGTATTTAAATACTTCTAACCAAGAAGTGACATATGAAGAGTTTATTAATAATGATATGATACACTTTTCAAAATATGATAATGATCGCTCAATTCCCAATATTTGCGATGGACTGAAAATCAGTTTGCGGAAAATCTTGTTTGCTGGTTTTAAGAAAAATTTAACATCTGAAATGAAAGTGGCGCAATTCAGTGGTTATGTTTCGGAACATTCATGTTATCATCATGGCGAAGCAAGCTTAAATGGCGCCATTATTGGATTGGCGCAAAATTATGTTGGTTCAAACAACATTAATTTATTCATGCCTTGTGGTCAGTTTGGAACGCGTTTAATGGGTGCTGGTAGGGACGCAGCATCTGAAAGGTATATTTATACATACTTAAATCCAATTACTCGTAAACTATTTCCTGAATTAGATGATTATGTCCTTAAATATAATGAAGATGATGGAGTGTATGTTGAACCAATTTATTATGTTCCAATTATTCCAATGGTGCTTGTGAATGGTGCAAAGGGCATTGGAACAGGATTTAGCACAGATATTATGTGTTATAATCCGATTCAAATTATTGATTATTTAGTAACTAAGCTTAAGAATACTAATGCTTCTATTATGAAGTCGCTAGTAATCGAACCATATTATCAAGGGTTTAAAGGAACTATTTATCCATGCGATGAACAAGCTAATAAATATGTTATTAAAGGGTGTTATGAAATACTTGGTAATGATAAAATTCGTGTTACTGAGCTTCCTATTGGAACATGGACCCAAGACTATAAGGAATTTTTAGAACAGCGACTCAATAATAATAGTGGAACTATTAAAACAGGAAACAAAGAAGATGTTATTAAAGACTATAAAGACATGTCAACTGATTTAAATGTTGAATTTGAGATTACATTTTATCCAGGACTAATGAGTAAATTGCTGCTAGAAAAGCACGACTATAATATTGAGGGTATTGAAAAATACTTGAAACTTTATAGCATTCAATCTAATACAAACATGCATTTATTTAATGAAAAAGAGCAATTGCGTAAATATAATAATGTTTATGACATTATTGATGCATACTATGTTATTAGACTTGACTATTATGCGCAGCGCAAAGCATATATTATTGTAAAACTAGACAAAGAACTTAAAACATTAACATCAAAAGCGCGGTTTATTCAATATAATTTAGATGATACTATTGACTTACGAAAAAAGTCTAAGGAAGAGATTGCTACAATCTTAACAAATTTCAAATTTGATTTAGGAGAAAATAATGACTTTAATTATTTAATTAAAATGCCAATGGATTCGGTAAGCAAGGAAAATGTTGAAAAATTAATGAAAGAACATGAACAAAAGAAAACTGAGTTAGAAACTATTAAAGCACAAACTTTAGAAGAAATGTGGCTAACAGAACTTGAAGAATTAAAAATTGCTTATAATGACTTTTTAAAATTGCCTAATAAAACTGATAAAGTTGAAACACAATCAAAAAAGTCAAAATAATCAAAATAATCAAAATAAAGTAAGTAATTTGTTTATTCGTTTAGAGATTATTATATTTATAAAATTTTTTTTATTATATTATATTATAATAAGAATAAGAATGGCAAAGCGTTCTAGAAAAACGACCAGAAGAATGAGAGGAGGACTAACTGTAGCACAGGCAGAATTAGCACTTCAAGAGGCAGAAAATTTAGATATTAACGATAGTAATAGAGAAAATGCGATACGTATTGCTAGAGCAAATTTAGATCAAGCCGAAGCCGATGCTAGAGCCATAGCTAAACCCGAAGGTCAACCCGAACCCAAACCCGATGCTGCAGCCATAACTCAACCCGAACCCGACCCCGATGCTGCAGCCAGAACTCAAACCGAAGATCAATTGCTACGCACCCGTGCCGATGATGATAGTGACAGTGACAGTGACAGTGACGGTGATGGTGACGACAATGGTCACGGCAATGGTGACGACAATGGTCACGGCAATGGTCACGGCAATGGTGACGACAATGGTCACGGCAATGGTGACGGCAATGGTGACGACAGCAGTGTGATCAAGGGTGATGATGGCGAGCGCACCGGTCTAGTGGAAGACGTCGTCGGTGACGGCAAACGCCACATACCCCCTGTTCCCCTCCCAGGAACAGGAGGAAGAAGAAGATCTAGAAGATCTAGAAGATCTAGAAGACCCAGAAAATCAAGAAAATCAAGAAAATCAAGAAGATCTAGAAGACCCAGAAAATCAAGAAGGTCAAGAAGGTCAAGAAGGTCAAGAAGGTCAAGACGACGCCATTAAATTAAACATTATTAAACATTAAACAATAAATTTTTTATAATTACTTTAAAACTAAAATAATTGTAAAAATAAAAAAAATATTATGCTATGTGTCATAATTTAGGAGTTTAATAGTTGAACTAAAATATTCTACATTAAAATTAGAAATATCTTTTTGTGAATTTACCAAATAACATAATCCTCTATTATAATTAAGTATAATAGGATTATAAGAATAGGAAAATAATGGTCCAATATAATGTAATGATACACTAGAATAGTTATAACTATTATCAAATGCCAATATAAGATTTTTATTTTTTACATAGTTATAAGAAGTCTCAATAGTAATATTAGTAATATTACTAGTAACTCTATTATCTAAAATTGCCTTATCATATAATCCAAATGTAAAATCATTAGGTTCAACATCACCACTTATACTATTTATATAACTTAACGTAACACTAGCATTAATTTCGTAAATTCCCGAACTTAAATCGATGTTACTTATTTCTATATATTTGTCTACATTTGGAGTTGGAGTAATATTAAATAACTCTGTTTTTGCTGGACTAGCATTAATAGTTTTAAATTTTATTGGAATATATCTATAATTAAGTAAATTAAAATTGTCTCGTATTATGTAATTTGCTATATTGTTATTATAATTAGTGCTTAAGTCAAGTGTGGCATAATGTGTTGTGGTAAAAATATTTGACCATTTTGAATTACTATTATATAGCGTTAAACTATTTATTAAACTGCTTCCAAATTTCTTAATTGCTAAACTTCCATAAGAAAGACTATATGGAAGTCCCGAAGTTTGTTGTGGTAATGTTAAACGTCCACTTATATCAATATTTGTCACTTTTAAATTATTTATACAACAATCACTAATATAACCTCTCGTAGCTGTTAGAACATTTGTAGGAAGGTCCTCCTGTAATTTTTCATCTATTAAAGTTTGTATATCAGCTCTGTTCTGAGCTCCTAATCCAGTATTTAAATAAAATGACCCATTAGAAAGTGTAAAAAATTGGTCTCCTGAAGCAGACCTTAAATCATCTGTTCTTATAGTTCCTGCGAAAAGTGTTTGCCTACAGTCTATAGTATTACTTAGTATAAAGTTTGCATTTAAATTACTACAATCTATAGTTCCACCACTAATATTAGTTCTAGTATTTCTTATAACACTAATATTACTAAAATCGCCGCTAATAGTTCTAATAGAATTAAAAATACCTCTTTCAATACTATAATTAATAGCACTTAAATCAGTTGTTATAATAGTACTAGCATTAATAGTATTTGCGCTAATAGTAAGTGCTGTCAGCTCAGAACTAAGTTTAATATTAGTACCACTTAAGTCTATTATATTTCCACAAATTCCAATAATATTAAATCCACTAATAGTTGTTGCTCTTATTGATGATCCACTAATAGTTTTGAAATTAATAAAACTTGTGTCTAAATTGCGTGTAAAGCTACCATCAGTACAGTTTATAGTTAAAAAACTAGCGCTTTGTGCCACTTCTAAATTACTTACAAAAATTTTACCACTTATGCCACATATATCAATTGAATAGCGTGGAGTTTTACTATTTATACCAATACGATTATTACACGTATCAATACATATAACATTATTTGTGTCTGTAAATTTACCTATATCAACTTGTGTTTGTTTTATATTTGCCACTAATTTATTTGTTATTGACATAACAACTAGTTTCTATATTTAATTAATATAAAAACTAGTAAAATTAATTGTAATAAAATAAAATAAAATAAAATACAATAAAATACAATTATATATAATTGTTTAGGAAAAATAATACAAAAAATTAAGTTATTTGTGATACACAGTTCACTTACTATTAAAACTTCTTATATGCCCAATATGTTAGCATTAATTAATTGTTTAGCAGCTATTGACATATTGTTTATGTCTCGTTTAACTTTGCCTGTTCAATAGTTTCTAATTGCGCAAGTATTGTTTGTAATTGAGATTCGATATTATCTAATCTATTTGATAATGCTGGTGATAAATTTGTAGCTGTTATTGTTCCACTGTAAGGCAGACTATTAATTAAATTAACACTTAAATCATTTATAATAATTTTTCCTGTTCCTTGTGTTTTAAGAATAATATTTCCATCTACATTCTTGTTTTCAATAACTAAATGTTTATTATTAGTGATAAATTGTGTATCTAAAGCTGAATCTTTATAAATATATGTTAAATTAATACCCCATGGAACTTGTAATTTAAGTGAATTAACATATTGTTGACTTATCACAGTTTCACCTATATTAAAGCTAAAATCACTAACAATATAACTATTCATATATATATATATTTATACAATATATAGGTTTAAATTTATATTTATACAATATAAAAATATATAAGTTTAAATAGAAGTATTTACACATGCGCTGGGATTATTTGTAATTCCATCCCAATGTATATTACAATCTTTAGCCCATTTAGACTTTTCGCAAAGTATATCATCGGGTGAAGAGCCATTTGCTGAAAATAAAGCGTGTGGATAGGAGCGACAAATTGCCGTTGAACGACCATCATTTATATATGTATTATTTTTACAGTGTTTTTTTCCTTGATTATCATAATCAACATCCCAATAATCGGGACAATCACTTACAACAGGTGGATATACTTCAGTTGATTTATTTTTAATAATAAAATTTGCTACAACTATTAATCCTACTATTAATAATATTGTAGAAATAAACAACACACTTTTATTGAAAGTTGTTAACATTATTATATTAATAAAATATTATTAATATTAAACTAATATTAGAAATATTATAAATATTATAAATATTATAAATATTGTAAATATTAGAAATAAAATATATTATTATTTATAATAATATGAACCAATTTAATGGTAAAGTAAATATAATGGGTCCAAATATAGCTACTCAATTTTCTATGATGGATAGAATTCCCATAAATACTAATACTAATTATCAAAATGTATTAGCTGGTAATTTTGAGAGATCAATGTTGTCAGATAGCTATTTTTCTAAAAAGAATATTGAGTTAATACAAAATAGTATTCGCAAAGGAGTTTATGATAAATCTAATCAACGGATATTAATAGATAAACAATCAGAAGACCAACTTGTTTTAGTAATGCGATCAATGTATTTGCAATATTCAAAAAATTTAGACACAAATATACCAAAACAAATAGAAGAGTTAAATAGTCATGTTCTAAATTATTGTATATCAAGTGTATATAATGAAGCTGTTTCATATTTGAAATATAAAGAAGATGCTAGCTCAATGCATAAGCCTATGCAACATCCTATTTATTCAAATAAAACAAACAAAACATTGGAACAAAGATTTGGATTTTAGTATATACAATACAAGTTTTTAATAGACAAGTTTTTTATAAGTTTTTTTATTATATTAATTATATTTATTTAATATAATTAATATGGCACAAAATAAGATAGTAACCAGTGTTAGTGCTATAGTGGATAATGTTATAAGTCCAACTGAAAGTAATGTTGTTTGTATTGATACAAGAAATAGTAGAATTGGAGTAAAAAAGTCAGTACCACAATATGAAATAGATGTGAGTGGTACAATAAATATTGATATAGCCGGTTCATTAATAAATGGTTTTAATATAATTAATAGTTCTGGAATTAGTACTAATTCAATTATTATAACAGGATCAACTACTAGAATAACCAATACTTTAAGTAACTTTTCTGGTTTAGTAAACTTCCAAAATATCATTTGTGCTAGTGGAAATTTTCCTAATTGTACTATAAGTGGTTGTACTGTAAATAGTTTAACTTGCGCAACTAATTTTTTTGTAAAATCTATTACAAATATAGAGAATAACGACATAAGTATTAATGGAAATTTAGTAATTGCTAATTCTTCAAATTCAATAAGAACAACCAATTTATTTGTTAGAAATATTACAAACATAAGTGGAAGTGATATTTCTATAAATGGAAATGTATGGATAGATGGTTCGTTAAATATTAAAGGAAACGGAACCGCTATTACAGCTGGAACTATAAATTCTAATTTTATAAATATACGTTCTGACGATAGATTAAAACAAAATGAGGAAGCTATTGTTAATGCTTTAACAATAATAAGAAAATTAAAACCTCAAATTTATCAGAAAACAGCCAATTTTATGGCACTAGATTATCGTGGACCACTAGAACAACCTTATATAATAGAAGCAGGTTTAATAGCTCAAGAAGTTGAAAAAATAGATGAACTTAAATTTAGCGTGATTAGAGGTAATGATCAAACTCCTTATAGCATAAATTATAACTCTATTTTTATATATTGTTTAGCAGCATTAAAAGAATTAGACACTAATGTTGAAAATATTAAAAATGTATTAAATTTTAATAATCAAAGCAATAATGGAACAAGTAATACAAATGGAGCAACTAATCATGATTTAATAAATATAATAAACAATCAAAATATTCAAATACAAGAATTAATAAATAAAATAAGTATTTTAGAAAATAGAATTAGTACTATTGAAAAAGCATTTTAGTAATAAGAAAAATATATATATAAAAGCTAATTATATTTATTAATTAATATAATATGCCAGAAGATTCTATTAATACACTTATAGGAACTTTTTCAGCGCTTACAGCTAGTAACCTTACTGAACAGACTATGGAACAATGTATATGTATAGATACCTCTACTAATAGAATTGGTATAAATACATTAGGCCCTAGCTATGCTATTGATATAAGCAATTTTGTAACAGGTCAAAATCAAGGTATTAGAACGCCACGACTTTTTATAACTGATAAAATTGGTATAAATACATTAGATCCTAGCTATGCTATTGATATAAGCAATCTTGGAACAGGTGTAATACAAGGTATTAGAACGCCACGACTTTTGGTAACTGATAAAATTGGTATAAATACATTAGATCCTAGCTATGCTATTGATATAAGCAATCTTGGAACAGGTGTAAAACAAGGTATTAGAACGCCACGACTTTTGGTAACTGATAAAATTGGTATAAATACATTAGATCCTAGCTATGCTATTGATATAAGCAATGTTAGTATAAGTGAAAAATCATATATTAGAACGCCACGACTTATTATAAGTGATATAAGTAGATTAACATTTAATACTATTAATTCTAGTAACATTTTATCATTAATAAGTGGAGAAATTTATGTTGATGCTTCTAATTATTTAAGACTTAGATAATAATAAATAATAGTGTTTTATGTTTTAATAATAGCAAAATTATATTTTGCTATATTAAAATGGCATCATCACAATTTATTGATATACCTGAAATTACTGGACTTTTAAATAGTTACAACTTAATTACTAATCAACCAAATGTATATAAAATTCCAGTAACATATTTACAAAATTTGTCAAATGGTAATATGATTATTGATAGCTGTAGCAATATTATATTACAAGCTCGCAACGAACATGTTAGAGTAAATAATAAAATGGGTATTGGTTTAGATCCAAGTAGTGCTTATAGTTTGCATGTTTTAGGAGATACATGTATAAGTGGAAATATTACTTCTAGTGGAAATATTACTTCTAGCGGAAATATTACTTCTAGCGGAAATATTACTTCTAGTGGAAATATTACTTCTAGTGGAAATATTACTTCTATAACTGCTAATTTAGGTGATATAAGTATTATAAATATTGATGTAAGCGTTAATTTAAATCCGCTACTTCCTAATAAAGGAAGTATTGGTAATTCTAATAGACTGTGGGGCAATGCATATATAAAAGATCTAAGCGCTTCGTCTATTGATGTAAGTGTTAATGTAAATCCGCTACTTCCTAATAAAGGAAGTATTGGTCTTTCTAATAGACTGTGGGGCAATGCATATATAAATGATGTAAGCGTTTCAAATATTGATATAAGCGTCAATTTAAATCCACTAGTTCCTAATAAAGGAACCATTGGTATATCTAGTAGACGTTGGGGAAATGCATATATAAATGATGTAAGCGCTTCGTCTATTGATATAAGCACAAATTTAAATCCGCTACTTCCTAATAAAGGAAGTATTGGTAATTCTACTAAACCTTGGGGCAATGCATATATAAAAGATGTAAGCGCTTCGTCTATTGATGTAAGTGTTAATGTAAATCCGCTAGTTCCCAATAGCGGAAGTATTGGTCTTTCTAATAGACTGTGGGGCAATGCATATATAAATGATGTAAGCGCTTCGTCTATTGATATAAGCGTCAATTTAAATCCACTAGTTCCTAATAAAGGAACCATTGGTATATCTAGTAGACGTTGGGGAAATGCATATATAAATGATGTAAGCGCTTCGTCTATTGATATAAGCGTCAATTTAAATCCGCTCCTTCCTAATAAAGGAAGTATTGGTAATTCTAGTAAGCCTTGGGGCAATGCATATATAAATGATGTAAGCGCTTCGTCTATTGATATAAGCGTCAATTTAAATCCACTAGTTCCCAACGGAGGAACTATTGGTCTTTCTAATAGACCATGGGGCAACGCATATATAAATGATATAAGCGTTTCTAATATGACTATAAGTGGTACTATAATACCGTTATTTGATAACACCTTTAATTTGGGTTCTGAAACAAATAAATGGCGTTCTATATTTGTATATAACTTGAAAGTTAATGCAATAAACGATTTGCCTATCACTAGTATTGGTGGTGGTTCTGGAGGTGGAACTTCTGATATTAGTTTACTAAAAGTTTCTAGTGATATAATTCCTTTTTTTCCTTACCCTGACAGTAACCCCGATCACAAATTAGGAAGTGTTACTAACTATTGGGGTAATGCTTATATAATTGATGTAAGTGCGTCGTCTATTGATGTAAGCACTAATTTAAATCCACTAGTTCCTAATAAAGGAACTATTGGTCTTGTTAATAGACGATGGGGCAACGCATATATAAATGATGTAAGCGTTTCGTCTATTGATATAAGCGTTAATTTAAATCCGCTAGTACCTAATAAAGGAACCATTGGTCTATCTAGTAGACCGTGGGCCAACGCATATATAAATGATATAAGCGTTAGTTTTATTGATATAAGTGTTAATTTAAATCCGCTAGTACCTAATAAAGGAACCATTGGTCTTGTTAATAGAGCATGGGGCAACGCATATATAAATGATGTAAGCGTTTCGTCTATTGATATAAGCGTTAATTTAAATCCGCTAGTACCTAATAAAGGAACCATTGGTCTTGTTAATAGAGCATGGGCCAACGCATATATAAATGATGTAAGCGTTTCTAATATTAGTGTAAGCGGAAATATAATATTTAATGTAAGCGGTGGTAATATAAGAAATATAAATCAACTATCGGCTGATGCTAGTAATAATAATATAACTACTAGAAACAGAATATATCAAAACATTAGTGGCGACCCAAGTTGGTCTGCTGTAAATGGTTATTATGGATTGGCAAAAGATGCTTATCCTGGCTTAAATCCTTATTCAAGTGGTGCAAAGGCAGTTTCTAAATGGACTATTAGAGCAGTAAATAATAATATTAGATGGCATGGGATTTGTTGGTCTCCAGAACTTAGAATATTTGTTGCTACAAGTGACACATCTGATACTAATACCGGAAATAATAGATTAATGTGGTCTCATGATGGAATAATATGGGTGTCTGTTCCTGTTGTAATGAATAATTGGCGTAGTGTTTGTTGGTCTCCTAAACATAAGATATTTGTAGCTGTTGCTTCCGGTGGTAGTAACGATAATAGAGTAATGATTTCTAGTGATGGAAAAACATGGACTCCTAAACTACTTGATGGAACTAATTTAAATAATCAATGGTATAGAGTTATATGGTGTCCTGAACTGGAAATATTTGTTGCTATTTCGATTGGGTTTAATACTACTAATAATACTTCTAGAGTAATGTATTCTCGTTCTAGTGACGCAAGTATATGGAGTCCAATAGACTTAGGTAATACTCTTGGTGCATTATCTTGGTGGGGTATTTGTTGGTCGCCAGAACTTGGAATGTTTGTTGCTGTTTCTAATATATCTCAACCTTCTAATATAATGAGTTCCAGAGATGGTATAATATGGACAGGACACACATCATCTACTAAAGGTTATCTTGGTGTTTGCTGGTCATCAGAGTTGGGATTATTTGTTGCTGTTGGTTATGTTAATGCTAATCAACAAATAATGACTTCTGAAAATGGAAAAACTTGGATTTCCATTACACAAAGTTTTACATATTTATGTCATTTGTTTAATGTATGTTGGTGTTCAGAACTTAAATTATTTGCTGCTATTGGTTGGGATAGTTCTGGAAACGGAGTTGCTAGTTCTGGAAATCACACATATGCGCTAATGACTTCTCATAATGGAAAAATATGGAATCAAATAAGTGTAGGTAATGTAAGTAGTTGGGGAAATATTTGCTGGTCTCCAGAACTTGGAATATTTGTTATTATTGCTTTTACGGGCGCTACTCGATTAATGACTTCTTCCTTGCAAGGTCGTCCTCCAACAAGTTATAACATATTTGATAGTAGTTTTAATAATATTGATGAAAGCGGTAATTGGACTTTTGAAAATATTGATATAAGCACCAATTTAAATCCGCTAGTTCCTAATAAAGGAACCATTGGTCTTGTTAATAGAGCATGGGGCAACGCATATATAAATGATATAAGTGCTTCTAGTATTGATATAAGCACCAATTTAAATCCGCTAGTTCCTAATAAAGGAACCATTGGTCTTTCTGATAAACGCTGGGGAAACGCATATATAAATGATATAAGCATTTCAAATATTGATATAAGTGCTAATTTAAATCCGCTCCTTCCTAATAAAGGAACCATTGGTCTTTCTAATAAACCTTGGGGAAACGCATATATAAATGATGTAAGCGCTACTAATATTAGTGTAAACACTATAATACCTTATACTGTTATTGGTATTCAAGATATATATACGTTCACTAGTAGTGGAACATTTAGTGCACCATTTACAGGAACAGTAGAAGTATTGATTGTAGGGGGTGGTAGTTCGGGCGGCGGCGGCAGTGGCGGCAAAGGTGGAGATGTAAGAATTATAACAGGATATCACGTTAGTGAAGGAATAAATTATTCTATTGTTGTTGGTAATGGTGGTTCCAATTCAAATTATGTAAAGGAACCTGGACAGAACAGCTCTTTTAATTTACTAACGGCATCTGGTGGAACTACTAATTTTGTGGGTAGAGGTCAATCTGGTACGGAATCAAGTATACTAGGACAGTCATATTATTGGGGTGGAGCAGGTGGAAATTCTGGTGAGCTAACGTCAAGTGGTATCGGTGGTTTGGGGGGTGGTGGTGGTGCTGCTCGTAGCGATATTCGTGGTGGTCAAATTGGTGGAGTGGGTTTAAATAACGGAGGCACTGGTGGTGATAACGGTGGTAACGGTGGTGCCAATACTGGTGGTGGCGGTGGAGACGCCTTCTTTGGGCTGGCAGGTAGTGGTGGTTCTGGTATTGTTATAATTAGAAGAATAAAGTTTGCTAGTTTAGGAGATGTAAGCAATATTTGGAGAAACGCTTATATAAAAGATATAAGCGCTACTAATATTAGTGTTAATCAATTAACAGTTATCGATTTATCTTCAAACAATATTAGTAGTGTTATTAATAGTCTATTAGCAAGAATAAGTCTATTAGAATTAACTGCTATTACAAGAACCGTTGATGTAGTAACACCTATAACAGAGTTAGTAACTATTGATATTGATTTATCAAATAATAATAGTGTTGAGATTCATGCTACATTTAGATTTTATGGAAACAATAATACTTCAAGATTACATGCTGGGTATAACAATGCTTCTGGTTCTCAATTTTTTAGAGATACAGCTATAGAGGTAGCATTACAAAGTGGTGCTCCAAATGAAAATTATGCGGCAAATAATAGTAATCCTATAAATAGAGCAATGCTTATGTATGATATGAATATTACTAACTATTATGGAAATTCAAATTTCTTAGTATTTAAAATAGTTAGACCATATGATATGCTAGGTCTTGTTGAGGGGGGTTATACTGGACACAGTCTATGGAGTAATATAACTGGACGTTTTCGTGGTGAGTTTTTTGGTAACTATGATACTAGACCCACTTCACTAAGATTTTATACTACTTCTAATACAACATTTCAAGCAAGATATAGTATAGTTAGTGATAAAAGAAATTAATTGATGTATTAATTGCTATAAGAACCAACATAGAAACTCTTGTGATTGAGATTTTACCATAAATATACATGGCTCAATATTTTAGCATTATAATAGCCCTGTGATTTTTTCTTTTCTAAACTGATTGCTTCGCCTCTTTTTTTGGTTCCAGAATGTCTATTAAAATAATTGCGCATTCGTTTTCTATCATTATGATTTTTATGTGAATAATATTTTAGCGGAGTTCTATCTTTATATTGTTGATAATCTGATGCTCCAAAATGTATTTTGCGTATTTTTTTGGTTGTCTTATTTTCAATGTAGGCTGTGTATTTTTTTCCAGGCGGTCCTTTTTCAAATTTTATGATTTTTTCTTTCATAACTTGTTCTTTCATACTTTTATTCATACTTTTATTCATACTTTTATTCATACTTTTATTCATACTTTTATTCATACTTTTATTCATA